TAGTTCTCAACAATACGACATATTTCAATTTAGTTACCGAAACTACTGAATGGAATGATTGTCTCATGATTACAGAAAAAACGTATAAACCAATATTATATGAACAACCATTTTTATGTGTCGGTTCCATGTACCAAAACAGAATATTGGAAAAATATAATTTTAAATTGTACGATGAAATTTTTGATTACAATTTTGATGTTCAAAGTAATTTTGAAAACAGAATAGACGGTATTGTTTACAACGTGTCCAAATTGAGACATAAAAATTTAAAAGATTTGTATGAAATAACCAAAGAAAAGGTATTGTTTAATAAAAATAATGCATTAAGTATCATTAAAAATGATCCATATATACCAAAAGAAATTGTAGATATGTTTAAAACATATAATAAAGATTTTAAAGATGGATTAAAAACGTTTAATTTAGTGTATAATAATCAATATGTTTTTGAAAATAACGTTAAATTAGACGTAATTGATGAAATTTTTAAATATAAAATTTAAATTTCATCATTTAAAATATGGTGAATAATGGTTATAATATGAAATAAATTAGAATTAAAATATGAAGAACGTATTAATTACAGGAATTTGTGGGATGGTTGGGTCACACTTAGCTGATTTTCTTTTAGAAAAAACCGATTGGAAAATTTATGGATTTGCAAGATGGATTGATTCAATGGATAATTTGGAACATTTAACGGAAAGAATTAATAAGAAAGATAGAGTTGAGTTGATTTATGGTGATTTAAATGATTTATCATCTTTAATTAATGCGGTTAACATATCTAAACCTGACTATGTGTTCCATTTAGGTGGACAATCTTACCCACAGACAAGTTTTATCGCACCAGTTGAAACTCTACAAACAAATATTATAGGTACAACAAACCTATTGGAGGCATTGAAAAACTCAGATTATAAAAATGCTAAAATACATGTTTGTGCGTCAAGTGAAGTATTTGGTAGAGTACCAAAAGAAAAACTACCAATTGACGAAGAGTGTAGTTTTCATCCTGCGTCACCGTATGCAATATCTAAAATAGGTACTGATTTGATTGGTAGGTATTATGGTGAGGCATTTGGGATGACTGTTATGACAACACGTATGTTTACACATACTGGTCCGAGAAGAGGAGATGTGTTTTCAGAATCAACATTTGCAAAACAAGTTGCAATGATTGAAGTCGGTTTACAAGAACCTAAAATTTATGTTGGCAATTTGGATTCGTTAAGAACTTATGCCGACGTAAGAGATGCTGTTAACGCATACCATACGTTATTAACTGTAAACCCAATAGGGGGAGAATATTATAATATCGGTGGCACATATACATGTAAAATAGCTGACGTACTTAATTTTTTCTTAGAAAGGTCCACCGTTAAAAATATTGAGGTAATAATTGATCCGGAGAGACTAAGACCAATCGATGCCGATTTACAGGTACCAAATACAGATAAATTTAAAAATCATACTGGTTGGGAACCTGTCATTTCATTTGAACAAACAATGAACGATTTATTAGAATATTGGAGAAATAAAGTAAAAAATGGTCGTACCTTTTTAAATAGATAATAATGGATAGATTTTTTAATGTTGTATGTGATGGTGTATATTTTAATGAAGTGGAAATCAGAAATGAGTTAGAATCCCCTTCAAGAAATGTACATAATGTAAAAATATGTAACATTGATGACGTCACTAAAACACCAAACGAAAATTTTTATTATATTGTAACAAAAATTGGTGAATATTTAAATTTTACTAATGAAATAGATATTGTAAAAACCATACCAACAAATATAAAAGAGTGTTTTATTAATAATGAAAATTTTAAAATAATTTTTTTAGAATTAAATGAATCTGATTTTGATGAAACCATAGAAATAGTTGACTATAGATTAAAAAAAGAAAACTTAGACTCAAAAAAGGTTTATTATATAAATGCTAACCATAAATTAGAAAATTTAAAAAATAAAAATAATAGTGATATTAATGTTTACACAATAAATCATGGACAATATGCTAATTGTCAAAGATTAAGTTTCACTAATGTGACATTTGAATCTGAGAAAGAATTTTTATTCATGATACATAATAGAGCATTAAAATCTCATAGATTGGGTATATTGTGTTTATTAAAAAAGTATAAAATTTTAGGTGATGTAGATTGGAGTTTATTAAGAGCGTTCCAAATAAAAAGTTTAATTTTATCAGATGGTAACATAGTAAATTGGTTTTTTAAAGATGTGTTTAATGAAGAAATACAGAAATCTTTAAAAAATGAAGTAGATTACTTCTCAAATTTTGAAATTAAGAAAAGTAAATATGAATATGAATATAATTTTGATGAAGGAGGACACAGATATGACCACCACGATGCGTATAAAGTAAAGACATATTCAAATTCATATATTAATATAACCACTGAAACTAATTTTGTTTCACCATATATAATACATATAACTGAAAAGACATTTACACCATTTAATTTTTATCAAATACCAATTTTTGTTGCAACCTATCAACATGTTAAATATTTAAGAGATATGTATGGTTTTGATATGTTTGATGATTTAGTAAATCATAGTTATGATAATGAAATTGATAACGGTAAAAGATTGTTTATGATTGCGGATGAAATAAGAAGATTAAATGAAAATCCACAAGTAGTAAAAGATTTTTATAAAAATAATGAAGATAGATTCATAAAAAATAGAAATATAATTTTTGAAATTCTTAATGATAAAAGAGACTATAATTTTTTCCAAAGTTTAATTTAATATGTATATAATAGGAATATCCGCATTTTACCACGACTCCTCTGTATGTTTATTCAGAGATAATCAACTAATATTCGCATGTGAAGAAGAAAAGTTCACAGGTATTAAACATGATGATTCGTTTCCGGTCAAGGCGTTGGAATATATCTATAAACAATATAAGATTACACCTAAGAATTTACAAGTGATTTGTTATTATGAAGACCCTAAATTAAAGTATCAAAGGGTAATGGAAAACATTAAACCTCAATGGTTTAAAAATCCAATGTATTCGTTAAAGTCCTATTTGAAAATACGTAATAACATAAAGGAAATTGATAAGAAATTAAAAGAGATTTGTCCTACGGTATTTTATTCAACACATCACGAGGCTCATCAGTATTATGCGCATTATACATCTCATTTTGAGGAATCAACTTGTTTATCGGTTGACGGTGTAGGTGAGATTGATACGGTGTCATTGGGAGTTGCCGATTACAATGGAATTAAATATAGTTCACTTGCAAAGTATCCACATTCAATGGGTCTTTATTACTCCGCATTAACCTCTTATTTAGGGTTTAGACCGAACGAAGGTGAGTATAAGGTAATGGGATTAGCGTCCTATGGTGACCCTCAAAAGTATATTAAAGAGGTACGTGATTTGATTTCATTTAAAAGTGGTAAGTTAGTATGTAATATGGATGTATTTTGTTGGAATAAGACCGATAAATCTATGTTCAATGAGAAACTTGCGGAACTATTAAGTGTTCCACAAAGATTACCTGAAGAAACTTTAGAAAAAACACATAAAGATTTGGCGGCGGCTGTTCAATTAAGATACGAAGAGGTATTATTTGAAATTATCAAATCGATTAGACACGTAAGTAAAAGTCTAAACTTAACATTAAGTGGTGGTTGTGCATATAATGGAACAGCAAATGGTAAAATTATTGATAAGACACACTTCACCCATCTTTGGATTCCACCCGCACCATCTGACGCAGGATCTGCGATTGGGGCGGTCGTTCATTATTTAGTTAAAGAACGTAAAGTAAGAAGTAAAATTACGAGAAATCCATTTTTAGGTCCCGAATATTATTTAGACGATATTAGACAAGCAATTGGTAACAACAACTACAAAAAGTTTGAATCTGAAAATAAATTAAGAACACACATTGCACAAAAATTATTTGAAGGTAAAGTTGTGGGATGGTTTAATGGTCATATAGAATTTGGATCAAGAGCATTGGGTAATAGATCAATATTGGCAAACCCTACGTTACCAGATATGAAAGATAGAATTAATAAGGTCATTAAAAAAAGAGAAGGTTTTAGACCGTTTGCACCAATGGTAACCAAAGAGAAACAAGACCAATTCTTCGAGATGACAGACGATGTTCCATATATGAATCAAGTTGTTAAGGTAAAGGAAGAATATCGAGATAAACTACCAGCAGTTACACATGTAGACGGTAGTGCAAGAGTTCAAACAGTTTACAAATACACCGTAATTCATGATTTATTAAGGGAATTTGAAAAATTAAGTGGTTATCCAATTTTACTAAATACCTCATTCAATGTTAAAGATAAAACAATGGTTCTTACACCAAAAGATGCCGTTGACACTTTCTTTGATACTGATATGGATATATTAGTAATGGGTAATTATGTTATGTATAAAAATTAAAATATGAAAAAACTAATCAATTGGGTAAAGAAATACTTTGCTGACAAAAAAAGAAAGAAAGAGTTTAAAAAGAAATTGGAGGAATTACGTAAAAGAGACCCATTTATTTATAACCATTAATTTGGTTTTTTAAAAAAGTTTCCCTATATTATAGTATTATGGCTATATATTGGTTCACTGGACAACCCGCATCAGGTAAAACAACGTTAGTAAACAACCTCTTAACCCATTTTGGTAAGGAGAACACTATTATTATAGATGGTGACGATTTAAGGGATATCTTTCAAAATAAGGACTATTCTGAGGTGGGGAGGAGAAAAAATATTGAAAGAGCACAAGACATCGCTCAATTTTTGGATAAAAAAGGGTTTACGGTCTTGGTGTCCTTAGTTTCCCCATATAAAGATCAAAGAGAGGACTTTAAGAATAGAGAAGACGTTATTGAGGTTTACGTTCACACAACGGAGGATAGGGGTAGAAATCAGTTTCATGTGGAGAATTACGAACCACCGACCGAAAACTTTATAGATTTAGATACAACAGATAAAACTGAGACAGAATCTTATTATGAAATATTAAAAAAATTAACACTATGATTAAAAAATATGCGATGTATGTGGGACGTTGGCAGAATTGGCATAAGGGTCATGAATGGCTTCTCAACCAACAATTAGAGAAGGGAAAAGACGTATGGGTTGCCATTAGAAATGTAGAGACAGATGAGAACAATCCAAAAACCGCTCAACAAGTGATGATGGATTTGGCGGAAGAACCGTTTTTTAATGAAAATTCACATAGAATTAATATATCCATAATTCCAGATATTGAGAGTATCAATTATGGTAGAGGAGTTGGGTATGATGTTATTTACCACGAACCACCTGAAGATGTGGCTAAAATTAGTGGTACGAGTATCAGAAACGGGTATATTGACTCAAACGGAGATATTATAGAATATCCAGATATGAATGACAAATGATAGTAGAACGTAAACGACATATTGCTAAAACCATCTCATATCGTATTGTAAGTACTCTTATTGGGTTTTTAATAATATGGTGGGTAAGTGGATCAATCAAGGTTGGTACGGCTTTCGGGGTGGTAGAATTAATATATAAACCTATCCAATACTATCTTCACGAAAGAATTTGGTATAAATGGATAAAATTTGGCTTAAAAGATAAAAAATAAGTATTTATATACAAATAGTAAAACAATATGAGGACAGTATTATTAGGTTCGGACTTTATGTACGACAAAGATGGTAACTTAAAACCAATTGAGATAAACACAAATGTGGGCTGGACGGAGAGTACAGTAGAAACATATGATTCTGTTTTAGATTTAACAAGTTTATCTACTTTTATAACATCAAACGAATTTACTAGTATTGTGTATATTGGAAGTGTTCATCCTATTGATGAAAAATTAAAAACATTATGTAATGAATTGGGTATAACATATAGTTTATATGGTGTATCATCAAATTCAATCACTATACCATTTGTTGAGGATAATGACCAAACATTGATTATCAGAAGTGCGTATGATACAACGGCATTGGTAGACGACACATATTGTAGAGATAAAGTTAATTTTTTAAATTTAATTAAAGATTCAACGTTTGGGTCTCAATTTGCTTATTTAAATGAATCCAATACAATTGTTAATAATATTACGACTATTAACGATAATGGTAACCACCCAAATTTTATTTTAAAGTCGGTATTACCAGATTATGATAAGGAAATATACCCAAAATTATATAAAATATCATCACAAGAAGAATTAAATACTCTTATTTCAAATATGGTTACTTCTGATTATTTTTTAATGGAGTATCATTATAATTCAGAAAATTTACATGAAGGAATCATACCTACTTACAGAGGTTTAAATTTATTATATCCACCATCGTTAGAATCAATATCTTTGGGTGGATATACATATTTGGCAAAAAAATCGGTTGACGAATTAAGTACATTTGATTCAGAAACTTTTGAAATTTCAAGTATTGATAAAATAAAATATATTTCCGATGACGGTTTATTGAATAATCCAAAATTATTATCAACCGATAAAGTTGAAATGGCGGATGGTACGTTTAAAACAGGGGAAGAATTACAAATAGGTGATTTGGTAAAAACCATAAACATACCAAACCCTAATAACGTTGATTTAGTCAGTGAAACAACTGAGTTCAATATAAGTTATGCTGAATTTTTAAGTGGAAGTACATACACATCAAAACAAATTACAAACAAAGTACAAATTAATAAAATATCTGTATATGATACAATAACATTTACAGATGGTACAATATGGGAAGATGTTGATGGTTCATCGTATCTATCATTAAGAAATGATAATGTTAGGTTTTTAAGATTGTATTCAGTTTGTTCGGAAGAAGATTCTTGTCTTTTACCTGGTGATAGTGTAATATTAATTGACACCACACAAGAAACACCTACACCAGTATTAAAAGAAGTACAAACAATTGTAACAAATAAAATAATATTTAGTGGATATGAAATAACTGTACAAGATAATCATATGTTCTTAACCATGTCAGAAGATAATACATCATCATATGTTGCAATAGAACACAATGTATCCTGCACCGGGTGCGGTTTTAGTTGCTTACAATGTAACTGCCCCGATAAAGGTGATTTTTGCACAACAGGATCCCCGTTGTATAACCCCGCAATTATGGGAGGCGGATGTACTGGCACCTGTGCACAACCTGAATAAATTAAAAATAAAACTATAAAATGTCAACAACAGAAAAACAAACAATTAATAGTGTAATGACACAAGTCGGACAATTAATCATTAATGTCAATTCTTAAATAAATTAAAATAGATTATATGGATTTTTTAAAAATTGCTAAGGCCTGGATTACAGCTAATAATCCCAATACTGAACAACAGATGTTAGCTAAAAAAAGATTTGAAATATGTGATGTGTGCCCATCTAAAAAAACGTTAACCACAAAGTTAAAAATTGGAACGGTATGCGGAGAATGTGGTTGTCCGTTATCAAAAAAAATATTCTCAGATGAGTTCAATGATTGCCCACTAAAAAAATGGGAATCAATAGACTCAACTTATTTTCCAAAAAGAAAAAATAATAAAACAGTTATTTAATGAGTTTACTCATCAATGATGAATTGATATGGATATCAATACCGAGATGTGCATCACATTCGATAGAATCTGCATTATTATCATCAAATCTTAAAATCACCAAAGCCAATGGTTACAAAAAATTTGCACATCCACATGTTAAAGTAGAAACTTTATATGATGAATTTGGTAAAAAAGAAACATTTTGTATAAAACGAAATTGGTTGGATAGATGGGTTAGTTCAATGGAATTTATATTCTCCAATATAGAACCATCTGGATTCAATAAATGTAAATTAAAATGGTGTGATGTTGATAATCAATTTATTTACGATAATTTCAATCCAAACATATTAAAAGATTTATATTCGTGGGATTTTAATAAATGGAAAAAAAATTATTATAATATATTTACAAAAACAATAATTCCAGATGATAAGGATGAAGATTATTTATTTATGGCGACGTTGGCAACACAAAATATTTGGAAGGGATTTGAAACATGTACATATGAATTTGACATAACCGATTTAGATAAATTTGTTAATTTTATAGAAAATAAGTTCGGTGAAAAAATAAAAATAGAAAAAATTAATTCTTCCAAAAAAGAAAAAAATAAAATAATAATTAATGATGAATTTAAAAATTTTATTTATGATAATTTTGAAAAAGTTGCATATGAAAAAGAAATAAAAACATTAATATGACAACTGAAATTCACCCATCAAATAAAATCTATATCAAATTTATTAACAAAAAAAAAGGTTGGGGTGTTTTTTGCAAAGAAAAAATAGAAAAAAATGAAATTGCTGAGACATGTTATTGTATCGTTGATAACCACAATACCACATCTTTAAAAAATTATGTATATAATAAAAATAACACTTCATCCGATGTATACTATTGTTTTGGATTCGGTTCACTGTATAATCATAGTGATATTCCAAATATAAAATTTAGAGTAATTGATGAAGATAAACACATTGTAACATTTACGGCGTTAAAAGATATTGATATTAACGAAGAACTTTGTATATATTATGGAGACAATGCTTTTGAAAAATTTCAAAACATTTATAAAATAATTTAAAAAATGTTTTTAGATATAAAAATTTTATATGGTAGATTTAAAGAATTATTTTTGTAGTGTTCCTTTTAATTCATTAGAAATACACAATAATGTGTGTTTTGTTTGTTGCCCATCATGGTTACCCAACAAAGTAGAACTTCGTGAAATTCCACTAAAAGATGTTTTTAATAGTGAACCTATAATTGATATTAGAAATTCTATATTGGATGGTTCATTTAAGTATTGTAGTAAAGAACTTTGTCCCTATTTAAGTAAATTGGTAAACTATGGAGTTACATCAGGACCAATTACGTTAAAATCAGATTTAAATATTAATACTCCTATTATAAAAAATAATACACCTGATTATTTGGTAATGAATTTTGATAGAACCTGTAATTATAAATGCCCATCGTGTAGAGTTGATTTAATTGTTGAAAATAGTGAAGGTATAAAACGAGTAGAAAAAACTATTGAAGATATTGATAAATATTATTCAAAACACGTTAAAACTTTATATATAACAGGATCAGGGGACCCATTTGTTTCCGTCGGTTTTAGAAACTATTTAAGAAATTTTAATCCTAAAAAATATCCAAATTTAAAATCTATTCATTTTCATACCAACGCAAGCATGTGGAATAAAGAAATGTGGGATAGTATGCCAAATGTACATAAGTACGTTCATACCTGTGAAATTAGTATAGATGCGGGTACAAAAGATACTTACGAAAATAAAACAAGGTTGGGTGGTAATTGGGAAAATTTAATGAACAATTTAAAATTTATTAACACCTTACCAAAAATAAGTGTAAAAACCTCATTTGTTGTACAAGATAGTAACTATATGGAAATGGAAACCTTTTATAATACAATGTATTCTATTTTTGGAAAAAAGGTAAATGTATTTTTTGGTAAAATAACTAATTGGGGGACATTTTCGGAAGGTGAATTTAAATTAAAACAAGTTTGGGATACGGAACATCCAGAACACCAATTGTTTAAAAAAGAATTTAATAAAATATGGAAAAATACAAATCTATTCCATAATCTATATGAGTTTGTTGATTCCACACATACATCGTTGATATAATATGAATACATTTACCACAATAAAAGAATTTTTAACAAAAGAAGAATGTGATTTATTATTACAATTTTCATTAACTAAAAAGTTATCCGAAGCAACAGTAGTTAATGGTGATTTAGATTTAAGAAAATCAAATATTTTTTTTCATGATTATAGTTTAGATTTTCCAAATTTAAATGAAAAATTAATTAAAATTTTTAAAAAAGAAGTTAAGGTAAAAGGTTATGAAATTGATTTTACTGATAATCAATTTCAATTTACACAATATACAAAAGGTGGTTATTATAATTGGCACACAGATTCTGATAGTAGTTTAGCTAAAGAAAGATATTGTTCAATGGTTATACAATTAAATGAAGAATATACAGGGGGTGAATTACAAATAAAAGATGTAGATGATAATGAAATAACATTAGAAAAAGGATTGGGTAATTTATTTATTTTTTATTCACATTTAACACATAGAGTAAAACCCATAATATCAGGAACAAGATATTCATTAGTTAATTGGTTTAAAATAACCCCATTGGAAAATTTTAAAAAAACTTTGATATGATTAAACCTATTGAAATAAAAAATGATTTTAAAAGAAAAAATATTATTTAGTAAAGAGGAGTGTCAGTCCATTTTGAAAAATATTGAAAAATGGGATGATACTATTATAAGCGTACGATTGGGTGGACAATTAACCAACAAAGGAGGTATTATGAAATCGTTTAAAATAAATTGGGACGATAATAATAGTTGGATTAAAAATAGAGTTATAAATTGGGTTAATTCTTTGGATGTGGTTTTGTATAAAATAAATCATAATAAAAACTTAAATGCGGGTTATAGAAAATATGTCAAAGGTGATTATTTTATAAAACACAATGACCATATTCACAATGGAGATAGGAGATTGTATACTATTGGTGTGATGATTCATAAATCGGAAGATTTAATTGGTGGAGATTTAAAAATGTATATTAATAATGATGTAGTTAATATTGATTTTAATTTAGGTAATGTATATATATTTGATTCAAATACACCACATTCAGTTGATTTAATTGAATTGGGAGAAAGAATTACACTTATGTTTTTTATAGTTCAATCTGATACTATTAAAAATATAAAACATATTATATGATAAAACAAAATAAACTATTTAGTAAAGAGGAGTGTCAGTCTATTATTTTTTATGGAAGTAATAATATTACCAATTGGGATAATAACGATAGAAAATATCACTCACAACCAATTATATGTTCGTTAGAAACCAAATGGTTGTTTGATAAGCTTAAAACATTTTTTGAAGAACAATCAAAAATACAGATAAAAAAAAATAAAGAAGTTATTCATTTTCATAAATTTGTAAAAGGTGATTGGTTTGGAAAACATAATGATATCAGAGACAATAGATTATATGCTGTGGGTGTTTTGCTAAATAATGATTTTGAAGGTGGTGATTTTAAATTATACAATCCAAATGAAATTATATTAGATAAAGTTATTGGAAATACATATTTATTTGATGTAAGAATGGAACATGAAATAACACCAATTTTAGAAGGTGAACGATACTCTTTATTATGGTTTTTACAAAACGAACATATAAAAACACCTACAAATAAATTAATATGAACCCATTAAAATATTGGAATATAGAAGGATTTGAAATTTCATCTTATAAATATTCATTAAGAGAAAGAGTAAATCAAACATATACAACTTCCGGTGGAGATAATACTAATCTATGTACCTACACCTATAATGAATTAGGATTTAGGGGAGATAGTATAAAAAAAGAAGGTTTTAAAGTAATGTCATTAGGTTGTTCAATTACCGAAGGGGTTGGTGTAAATGATGATGAAACATGGCCAGCACAATTTTGTAGTCATATTGAAAATGGAGTGAATTTAAATTTTGGAACAGGTGGAAGAAGTAACGATTTTATATGTAGATGTTTATTAACATATTATGACATAATAAAACCTGATTTAATATTGATAATGTATCCTTCACCTTTAAGAAGAGAAATATATACTAAAGACGGTGGCATTGAACCCTTTATGCCGACAGCATCTTGGGGTTATTTAAAGGAGACGGATGACGGTATTAAAACACAAGAGTATTTAACTCACTTACAAAATAATAATGAGGATTTTATAAATTGGTATAAAAATCATTTATTAATAAAATATTTTTTAGAATTAAAAAAATGTAATTGGATATGGAATGGTAGAGAATTAACACTATTTGATTATAACGAACCCAATAGGTTTGATGGGGATTACGGAAAATATTTAGATTTGGGGGTTGATAACACACATCCAGGGCCTAACCATAATAAGACCTATGCAAATAAACTACATGATTTTATATCAAAAAATTTCCCAAGTTATATAAATTATTTACCAAAAAATAAACAAAATTTGATTTGATTTTTCACATATTTTCATTATATTATACTATATGAAAATACTTGCACATACATGTTTTATCGGAGTCACAGGATATGCTAATCATGCAAAGTCCTTTTTTTGTGCTCTGAACAAATACCACACAGTAAAGGTTAGAAACTCTACCATAGGTGGGGGTTGGAAGGGAATGAATAATACCCCACACGATAATGAACCTTACATCACAGATGAGATGAAGGATATGTTAATTCTTCAAACTCTTAATAATTCGGACGGTAGTAGATCGGATTACCCAATCTACGGATATGATGGTGGTTATAAACCAGACGTTAATATTGTTTTGGTAGATACCAACAATCATTATTTCTATGACAATTATGTGGGGTATAATATTGCGTATAACGTTTGGGAATCAACACGTTATCCGGATAATTTCTTTAAAAGATTACATTACTTCGATGAGGTATGGGTTCCGACTCAATGGCAATTTGATTGTTTGGTTGAACAAGGTTACCCATCACATAAAATATCAATAGTTCCTGAGGGGGTTGATGTGGAGACATTTAAACCATTAACCAAGGTACCAAATAAGGACAAATTTAGGTTCTTACATTTTGGTAGATGGGATTATAGGAAAGGAACCACAGAGGTATTAAGGGCGTTTAGTGAGACATTTAAAGATAGAGATGATGTAGAGTTAATTGCATCTGTTGAAAATCCTTACCCATTTGACGGACTTAAAACAACCGAAGAAAGAGTTAAACATCACAACATAGATACAACAAACATCAAGTTTATAAAATTCACACCACAGGAAGAATATGTGAAATATTTGCAAGAGGGTGATGTGTTTGTGACGTGTGCTCGTAGTGAAGGGTGGAACTTACCATTGATTGAGGCTATGGCTTGTGGAACACCATCAATCTATTCAGATTGGGGGGGACAGTTACAGTTTGCTGAAGGTAAAGGTATTCCTGTAAAGATAGATGGATTAAGACCCGCAAATGTGGAACACAAGGATTTTCCTGGTGAATATTGTGAACCTGATTGGAATAATTTGGGTGAACAAATGTTAAGTGCGTTTAACAAATATAAAAAACATAAATCATTTGCTATGGTTGAATCGAAAGAAATACATGAAGAGTTTAATTGGGGCACTGTTGCAAAGGGTGCGTCAGATATACTTGAGAATAAATTTGATGACTTTGCTTTTATTACAACTGGAAACATTGGTTATATGCCGGTGATTGAAAAGTTAGTTCAATCATTATTAGAATTTTCTAAACGTAAGATTATAGTATATGGTATTGATTGTGAAGTTCCATTTGATTATCCAAATATTATTAAAAGAACGATAACAACACAAAAGATATCTGAACACGATAAATGGTATTGGAAACAAATGGCATGTATTGAATCCATCAATGAAGGATTTGATAACTATGTTTGGATGGATGGAGACGTAGTTGTAAATTATAATGTAGATAACATTAAATCTTATTTCAAAGAGATTGAGAATTATCCAATATCTGATATACACGTTCAAGAAGAATTCTTTGGTTGGTATGATAATGGAACTAAATCTCAATTGTTTAATGAACAAGTTGCAGGAGATTGGGGAGTTCAAAAACAACAACCTTATATGCACGTTTGTATGTATATTTTTAATAAAGAATGTAAATGGTGGTTTGAAGAGATTATTAATCATTATGTGGAAGTAATGAAAGACGGAGGTAAAGATTACAAACGTTTATACCTATGGAATGATGAGGGCATTGATAATGTGATGAGATGGAAATACAACTTTAAAAAACATTTACCACTATCTAATTTTGATACATCATCTTATGATGGTGACGATGGAATGACAAATGAAACGCAACATCATTTCTTAAAGTTTTGGAATGAAGAAGGACCACAAAACTTCAATAGAATATTTGGATATCAAGCAATACCAAAAGATAAGAATCAAATTCTTTACTTTCATGGTAATAAGAATGCACAGATGTCCGATTTTATGATGGACTTCATTAAAATGCAACGTGATAATAGTTTTTATAAATCAGAACAATTTTACACATCATTAGATGTTAACACATATAAGTTAGAGAACTTAGGTGATATTAAAGATGTACAAGGTGGAACCATTGAAGTTGCAGATAAGTATGGGTGGGCAAGAGCTATCTACCATGAAATTTTTAACTTACACGATTACTATAAAGGTGGTAATGAAAGAAGAATACATGAAGGAGATATTGTGGTTGATTTGGGAGGTAATATGGGTATCTTCAATAGGTGGGCATATCATCAAGGTGCGAGTAAAGTAATCTCATTTGAACCAGATAGAAGATATTTTAAACTACTATCATCAAATGCTGACCCACGTTCAGTTTTGTTTAATGCTGCTGTCGCACACGAAATTGGTGAACTAAATTTATATGAGAGTAGCCATTTAGGTGGGTCTAATGTATTTGGCATTGAAGGTCAAGAAGGTTACAATGTTAGAACATACACACTTAACTATCTATTTGAAAGTGGATTAGTCGATAAGATAGACTTTTTAAAAGTGGATATCGAGGGAGCGGAACACGCGGCATTTGCTGGAATTAGTGATGAGAATTTAATGAAAGTTAGAACCATAGCAATGGAGTATCATCATAGTCATTTTGATTTTGATGATGACCTAAGAACTAATTTTATTCGCAAAATGAATGACTTAGGGTTCAACTCATACATTTTATTTATGGGATATAATAATGCGTTACAAATGATATATTTTACAAGATAATGATAAATTTAGAAAACATTAAAGATTTAGTAGGTGGTAATCATGTTGCACCTTATCTATATAATAACAAAGAATTTATTCCCGGTAAAACACCTGTTTACTATTCAGGGGCATATTGGGATGAAAAAGAAACTGTTGCAGCAATTGATACATTTTTAAATGGTAAATGGATTACAACTGGTGAGAAAGTGTACAAGTTTGAAAACAAGTTTAGCAAAATGTTTAATGTCAAACATTCACACATGGTTAATTCGGGTAGTTCAGCTAACTTAGTTTTAATTGCTGCGCTTAAGAGAAGATTTAATTGGGAAGATGACGATGAAATAATTGTGTCACCTGTTGGCTTTGCTACAACAATATCTGTATTGTATCAAAATAGATTGAAACCTGTTTTTATTGATATTGAGTGGGACACATTAAATTTTGATATAAATCAAATTGAAGCTAAAATCACATCAAAAACAAAAGGAATTTTTGTTTCACCTGTATTAGGTAACCCACCTAATATGGATAAATTAAAAGAGATTGCTGATAAGCATAACTTAAAATTGATAGGTGATAATTGTGATTCATTGGGTTCAAAATGGAATGGTAAGCCATTAACGGATTATTATGTAGCATTTGCAAATTCATTTTATCCTGCACATCATATATCAACAGGTGAGGGTGGAATGGTTTGTACCAATGATGATGAATTAAAAAAATTATTTGTCTCAATCAGTTGGTGGGGAAGAGATTGTTATTGTATAGGCTCCGCAAATTTATTACCATGTGGAACATGTGGTAACAGATTTGATAAATGGTTAGAAAACTATGATGGCGTGATAGATCACAAATATGTATTCAGTGAAATGGGGTACAATTTAAAACCATTAGATTTACAAGGTGCAATTGGATTAGAACAATTAGAAAAATTTGAAGAAATTGAAACTAATAGACGAAATAGCAATAGCATTATCACAAAGATATTTGTTGATAATATACCAAACTTAAGAGCACCAAGTACGTTAGTTAGTGCTGAACCATGTTGGTTTGGTACACCATTTATTTGTGATGAACCCGGACTTAAACATAGATTAGTGGCATTTTTAGAAGAAAATAAAATACAAACAAGAAATTATTTTGCAGGTAATATTTTGATGCATCCAGGTTATTCACATTTAGATGATTATAAAAACTATCCTGAAGCAAATAAAGTTTTAGATAAGGTATTCTTTATAGGCGCAGCACCACATTATACTGATGTTGTGTTCAATTATATTGAAGAGGTGGTAAAAAAATTCAAATAATGAAGGTATTAGTTCTAGGTGATGGTTTACTTGGCTCGGAAATAATTAAACAAACTAATTGGGATTACATTTCAAGAAAAAAAGATGGGTTTGACATAACCAAAGATGAGTTTAATTTTTATGGTTACGATGTCATAGTTAATTGTATAGCATTTACTAGCACATACTCCAACGATAAAGAAAGTAATTGGAATATTAATTATAAAGCAGTTGCAGATTTGGTTGGCTATTGTAACAATTATAATATTAAATTGGTACATATTTCAACTGACTATGTTTATACAAATTCAGTTTCAAATGCATCTGAAGAAGATATTCCAATACATGGTAATAATTGGTATTCATATACCAAATTATTGGCTGATGCTTTCATTGAATTAAAATCTCATGATTACTTAATATTAAGAGAATCACATAAACCAAATCCATTTCCATATGATAATGCGTGGATTAATCTTATTGGGAATTTTGATTATGTAAACAAGATTGCTGATATAATCATCAACTTGATAAAATTAGAACAAAATGGTATTATTAACGTTGGAACAGATTTGAAAACAATTTATGATTTAGCACTTGAAACAAATAAAAATGTTAAACCAACACTAAAACCTAAGCAGGCACCAGAAGATGTGTCATTAAATTTAACAAAATTAAAAAATATATTAAATGAAAGAAGTAATAATATCAGCATATAAAAGAGACTATTCATGGGTTAATAATTTAAACTCCGATGTTAAAGCAACCGTTTATAGAAAGGGGGAAAATTTTAATAACCCAAATGAAATTTATATTGAAAACAACGTAGGTAGAGATGTTCATACTTTTTTCAATCATTTTGTTGAAAGATATGATACGTTGTTAGAATATACATTTACAACACAAGATTATTTTGAAGACCATGTAAGCAATTATTTGGATATCATGAATGGTAACAAAGATACTTGGGATACATATGCACAACAAGTATTTTCAGAATGTTGGTTTTTTTCGACTACATATCCAATTTTATTATGTGATAGAAATGGTAGACCGCATCATGATGGCACAATAAATCTTAAACCAATATGGGATAAATTATTTTTAGACCCATGTCCGGAAACATTTAGATTCACACCAGCAGGACATTTTTGTGTCTCTAAAAGCCATGTTCGTAAAAGACCAATTGGGTTTTATAAAGATATTGTCAATATTTTAGAGACAGATGATTTATCACCATGGGTAATTGAAAGATTAATGCCATATATTTTTGATTTGAATTATAAAACTAAAAAAGATTATGAAGAAATAAAAATTGAAAATACGCACATTGAAAAATATGATACAAATGTTGAAGTAAAATATAATCAATTTACTGAGGATGTATTTGTTATTGATTCCTGGCCAAACACGATAGAAAAAGAAAAGGTATTAGTTGAATTAATTAATAAAGTTAAAGTTTATGGTTGTCCAATAATTTTAGCTGGACATTACCCTGTAAAACCTGAAATACAAAAATTAGTTGATTATTACATTTATGATGGTGATAATGATGTTTTATTAGAAAAAGATTTTGCTGAATACGGCGTACAAAGTGATAGATGGACTGATTTACATAGCTATGTTGTCACCAATAAAAATGAATTTCATCATGATTATGCAATTTGGTTGACAATGAAAAATGCATTTAAATTAGCGGAACAAATAGGTAAAAAATATATTCACTTTTTAGAATATGATAACTTACCAGACGAAATTCAATATCGTCAAGCGTTTATGGAGTATATTAGAAGTAATGACGCTGTTGTATATGAGTATTCCGAAGGATCAACAAGAGAAAGTAATCCGTATAGTTCAGCTTATATCTTTTCAATTAAGACAGATGTCGCATTAAAAATGATTAGTCTTATTAACAGTAAAGAAGAATACTTTAAGGGTAAACCGGATAGTTGGCAATTAGAAAAACAACTGTACCAATCAATTAAAAAGGTCACTAATAGTGTATTTGTTAGTAAATACGTACCAAACAATAATGAACTTAACATCTTTGCAGTATGGAATAGGAATGGCATATTAAAGAATGGTGCACGTTTACAAACTTATTTAGGTGTTGACGAAGCGGGACAATTGTTTGTCCATTTTATTTCAGGATTTTCAGAACAACCTGCGGATAAAGATTATCTAATTGAAATCAACTACGGTTCGTATAATAAGTTTCACACAATTAAGAAGGGAGAATATAAATTAGAAAGATTAGGTCAATATGAGAAAGGGAAATCTGTTGAAGTGTTTTATCAGGGTAAAGAAATATTTGGTCAAGAATTGAAGGACGAAATGAATGAGTTTAGACGAAAGAATAAAATAACAAGAAAAAATGTTAATACAAACAGAAGAGTAAATATACATTTTGTAGATGGTCCATTCGTGGAAATATTAGAAGACGGCGATTATCTTTATAACGTCCAATTCATTGATAAGAAGAACGGTAAGTTAGAGTTTGAATTTAATTTAAAGAGTAATCATTGGGTTAAATCGGTTAAAAAATACTATATTGATTGGTTAATTAAGATAAAAGGGGTGGATAATGATTATTATCAAGAATATAACATAGATTTAACAGACAAACGTGTGATGATTTGCTTTGAATCAAAATCATTAGGTGACAATTTGGCATGGATGGAATATGTTGAGAAATTCAGAACAGAAAACAAATGTAAAGTTATATGTTCTTCTTTTCAAATAGATTTATTTAAGGATCAATACCCTAATATTGAGTTTGTTACACCAGGGTCTAATGTAAATAACATTTATGCGTTATATAGATTGGGATTATTTTATAACGATAATCGTGAAATAGATTATACAAAACATTATAACGACCCTAAAAAGGAACCTTTAATGAAGGTGGCTTCTGATATATTAGGATTAACTTATAAGGAATTAAAACCTAAATTACCTAAATTAGGTAAAAAGAAAAAGAAACTTGTAACAATAGCTATTCACTCAACGGCTCAATGTAAATATTGGAATAACCCAACAGGTTGGCAGGAGGTGGTAGATTATTGTAAAGGTAAAGGATATGAGGTTAGATTATTATCAAGGGAAGAAAACGGATATATGGGTAATAAAAACCCAAAAGGAATAACAATTCAACCAAAGAGTACATTAAAAGATTTAATAAAAGTTTTACAAGAGTCTGAACTATTCATTGGTATAAGCAGTGGATTAAGTTGGTTATCTTGGGCGTCAGGAACCCCTACTGTAATTATTTCAGGTTTCACTGACGTAGATTTAGAACCGTTAGATGGTGTAACAAGAGTAATTAACAAAAATGTATGTAATAGTTGTTGGTCTAACCACGAGTTTGATCCAGGTAATTGGAATTGGTGTCCTATTCATGAGAAGACAGAAAACCAATTTGAATGTTCAAAAACTATTACAGGTCAAGATGTCATAAAAGAAATTGATAAATTAATATAAAAATCTATAGATTTATTTCACAAATATGATTTATAAAGTATTTATTAGGGTATAACAATATAACCTATGAAAATATTTGACGCAAATGTCTCTGGATCACTTAATGTATCGGGCTCAGCCCGTTTTTTTGGAGATCTTCAGGTAGACGGAACAATAAACGCCACCATCAGTGGTACCACATCAAACGCACTAACCTTAGACACAACAGGTTCTGCTCGTTTTGCTACCACAGGTAGTAACCTATTCAAAGCAAATCAAACAATTAGCGGATCTATAATCCCATCTGTTAATAATGCTTACGATTTGGGTGATGCGACACATTGGTGGAAGGACATCTATGTATCAACAGGTTCCATCTTTATTGGTGGAATTAAAGCTATCAGCACAAACTCCGATGGTACAATACAAGTAGGAGCTCAAGTTGTACAAACTTCAGCAAGTTTGGCTTCAGTTGGTCTACCAGTTCCTCCAACAGGTTCTGTAGGATCAAGTCAAAGTACGATAGTAGGTAGTCAAAATATTACAGGTAGTCAATCTATCACAGGTAGTTTGGCGGTTAGTGGTAGTTTAGCTGTAACAGGTTCATTATTCATTAATGGAACATCATATACCGCAGCCACATCAGGAACTTCAGGTTCATCTGGTACTCGTGGAACTTCAGGAACATCTGGCACATCAGGTTCTAGTGGATCAAATGGTTCTTCAGGTTCTAGTGGATCAAATGGTTCTTCAGGTTCTAGTGGATCAAATGGTTCTTCAGGAACATCAGGAACATCAGGAACTTCAGGTTCTAATGGTTCATCAGGAACATCAGGAACTTCAGGTTCTTCAGGAACAAGGGGTACATCAGGAACTTCAGGTTCTTCAGGAACAGCAGGAACTTCAGGTTCTAGTGGTTCAAATGGTTCATCAGGAACAAGTGGAACATCAGGTTCTAACGGTTCTTCAGGAACAGCAGGAACTTCAGGTTCAAGTGGTACAACAACAATTACAAATGCGGTTGATAATAGAGTAATGACAAGTGCTGGTGGTGTTACATTAAATGCTGAATCTAATTTAACTTTTGACGGTACAACACTATCATTAACTGGTAGTCAAATAGTTAGTAATAACTTAACCGTTAACGGAACACTTACAGCACAACAATATGTCGTTAGTTCGTCTGTAACTAATATGACAGTACAATTTGCAAGTGGTTCTACTGCATTTGGTAATGATACGGTTGACGTTCACCAATTTACTGGTTCATTACAAGTTACAGGTTCCTTGAGGGTCCCAACTGCAATATCAACAGCTGCGGCATTAGGAACTGTTGCGGGACAAATATTTTACAATACAACAGATAATAACATTTATAGATATAATGGATCAACTTGGTTAGCTGCCGCTGGTTCAAGTGGAACTTCAGGAACATCAGGTTCTAACGGTTCTTCAGGTACTAGTGGAACTTCAGGAACTTCAGGTAGTAACGGTTCTTCAGGTACATCTGGTTCTTCAGGTTCTAACGGTTCTTCAGGAACTAGTGGTAGTTCAGGTTCTAATGGTTCTTCTGGAACTTCAGGAACATCAGGTAGTAACGGTTCTTCAGGAACTAGTGGTAGTTCAGGTTCAAACGGTTCTTCTGGTACTTCAGGTTCATCTGGTACTCGTGGAACTTCAGGAACATCTGGCACATCAGGTTCAAATGGTTCTTCTGGTACTTCAGGTTCTTCAGGTTCTAACGGTTCTTCAGGAACATCAGGTAGTTCAGGTTCTAACGGTTCATCAGGAACTTCGGGTTCTAACGGTTCATCAGGAACATCAGGTTCTTCAGGAACAAGAGGTACATCAGGTACTAGTGGTTCTAACGGTTCTTCAGGAACATCAGGTAGTTCAGGTTCTAACGGTTCATCAGGTACTAGTGGTTCTAACGGTTCTTCAGGAACATCAGGTAGTTCAGGTTCTAACGGTTCTTCAGGAACATCAGGTAGTTCAGGTTCTAACGGTTCATCAGGTAGTTCAGGTTCTAACGGTTCATCAGGAACAGCTGGTACTTCAGGTTCTAGTGGATCTAATGGTTCTTCAGGAACAAGTGGTTCTTCAGGTTCTAACGGAAGTTCTGGTACATCAGGAACTAGTGGTAGTTCTGGAACAAGTGGAACTTCAGGAACGTCAGTATCTGTATCAGGAACAAATAACACTTTAGTTAAATTCACCTCAGCGTCAACAGTTGGTAACTCAACAATAACCGATGACGGAACAACAGTTACTATTGGTGGTAATTTAGTAGTATCAGGAACACAAACAACAGTTAACTCAACAACAGTTGCGATTGGTGATAATATTATATCATTAAATGGTTCGGGAGCGGCAAATGGTGGTATAGTTGTTAGAGACGCAACCGCAGCATCATTGGTGTCAGGTTCATTATTATGGAATACAACAACTGATAAGTGGATTGCGGGTCCTTTAGGATCTGAACTTGAAATTGCAACTATTAGTGGAACACAAACACTTACTAACAAAACAATTGCTGACACCAACTTATCAACAATCAGTACAGCAGGTAAAGTAAGTAATTCGGCGACAACTGCAACAAATGCGAATACTGCAAATGCAATCGTTAGTCGTGATGCAAGTGGTAACTTTAGTGCAGGTACAATTACGGCAGCATTAAGTGGTAACGCCTCAACCGCAACAACGGCGGGAACGGTTACAACGGCTGCACAATCTTCAATTACAAGTTTAGGAACATTAACCAGTTTAACTGTAAACGGAGCTGTAACATTAAATACAGCAACAACCGCAGTTACAGGAGCATTAATCGTGGGAGGAGCTACAACATCAACAACTGTCGGTTTAATTAGAGCATCTAATGATGTAATCGCTTACGCAAGTTCTGATGAAAGATTGAAAGAGAACGTATTGACTATCTCAGGTTCTTTAGATATATTGAAACAAATTAATGGTTATTATTTCGATTGGATTACAATGGAAGGTGTTCATGAAAATGAAGGACACGATATAGGTGTAATTGCTCAAGAAATTGAAAAAGTTTTACCTGAAGTTGTAACAACAAGAGAGAATGGTTACATGGCTGTTAAATACGAAAAATTAGTGGCATTATTAATTCAAACTAATAAAGAATTACTTGAAAGAGTTGAAGCTTTAGAAGAGAAAATTAAATAATTAAAATAAATTAATACTCACTATATCCTAAAAAAGTATAGTGAGTATTTATAACAAAGAACTTAGTTAAAAGAAATATATCATGGGTACAGTACCAGCAACGGGAACCGAAGTAAGTATGGGAAGGATAAGTGTAGTCTTGGGATTAGCAGTATCACCAGGAGCGGTACAGGTAGGATTAAATTCAACTTTAGGCGTTGGTCGTAACCGTTCATATTCAAACGTCGCAAGTATTCCAAGCGGATCGCAAACATTAGAATCTTCAAATTTCGGTGGTTTATCAGGATCAGGTACATATTAATTTTACATTTTCACCTTTTTTTCTTATATTATAATGTATGGATTTACGTTATAAAAACTACCCCTCAAAATACGAATTACAATACGTTAAATGGAACGGAATTAACTTTGATAGAGAAAGACTCATCAAGTTTGTTAAACGTCTTAAATTGACCTGTTTCCTATCATTTATTCCATCTTTCAAAGAAGAACATACCATACTTAATGAGATACTCACATCTTACGATGATAAAATTATAAAAGGTTTATTGGAAAATGATGAAAACATATCAAGAATATGTTTTATTGAAAAATGGGCAAGGATAGCATCTGTTGATATCCTCCTTACTAATGTTTATTCAAGATTAACATTTACAACGATTAGCAATTTACCTGTGAGTGATTATCAATTGTTAACAAAAAGAGTTGAGGAATTAATTTCATTAGCACAAAATTTCACAACACAAAAAGATAAAATTACCGACAATATACCTGGCACATGAGTAAATCAATACAAAATAGTTCACTATGGGATAGTAAACCAACTAAACTTGCAATTTTAGTACCAACTAGAGATACTGTCCATTCACAATTCGCTTATTGTTTGGCACAATTAATTAAAACAACATCCGAAGCTGGTATTGATACATATTTGTTTTTTGATTCCAGTACTATTCTTTTAAACCAAAGAGAAAAGTTAATTGAAAATGCTAAAGATATTAAATGTGATTATGTTTTGTGGTTAGACAGTGATATGATGTTTCCATCCACAACCGCATTAAGACTATTATCACATAATAAAGATATTGTTGCTTGTAATTACATGAAAAGGTCTAAACCTTTAAAAACTGTTGCATATACCGATTTAGGAAATTGGGATAGTTGGTTACCATTAGAACCTAAAGATGATTTAATAAAAGTTGAAGGTGTTGGAATGGGTTGTATGTTAATGAAAACAGAAATTTTCAGTTCATTACAAAAACCATATTTTGAATTCACATATAAAGGAGACACTCAAGATTGGTACGGTGAAGATTTTATGTTATTAACTAAATTAAGATTAAATGAATTTAATGTTTATATTGATACAATTTTAAGTATGGATATAAAACATTTAGGAATATATGCTTTTGGAAATAACGATTAAGTTATTTAATTTCCACAGATAAATTACCAATACTGTACATACCAGGTTCGTATTCCTGAATAATCATCTTCAATACTATTATATTGTTAAAATCTTCTTGTGTTAAAACAGATGTTAATTTTACCATAACATCAACATCATCATAATTTTCAAATTTAGATTTTAAATTATAACGAGTCGTTGGTTGTTCAGCATCAATATAATCTTGAGGAACTGTACCCAAATTAATTTTATTAAAGAATGGTTCTAATAAAACTAAATTACTATCGTCATTTATTGTTAATCCTATATTTAAATTCTTATATGAGAAATCTTCTTTTTGTTGATAATTTACTTGATTAAATGTTGAAATTGGAATTCCCCATTTTCTAACAAAATTTCTATTTGAGAATATTTCAATATTTTGTCTTTTATCTTTCATTTCATCACTAAATCTTGATGTTTGAGACACGAAATGATATGTGATAGCACATTCAGTTGTCTTTAATTTATATCCTTTTAATTTTGCTCTAATTAAAAAATCATCATCTTCACAAAAACATGGAACAAAACTAAATCCATCAAAACCACCCAAATCAACAAACATATCTTTACGTCCACTCATAAAGAAAACGGCACCATCGTAAAGTTCACATTTATCTTTATTTTGTTTAACGTACTTATCAAACAATTTTTTATTAAAGTTATCAAAACCTGTACCCATATCCAATATTACTTTACCAGGTCTTTGATGTCCAGCAAATATCGGAGGTTCAATTGTGGTATATGATAATAATGTATTCGGATTTTCATCTAATAATCTATCTAAATTTTCTAAAAACCCTTTACTAATAACCATATCATTATGGATTAGAACTAATTTTTCAGTGTCAACTAAATCAATACCAGCATTATAAGTTTCAGAGAATGTTAATCTATCATCATCGTGAAAGAAAGATAAGTTTTCATCTTCTAAAGATTCTAACCATTCTTTAGTACCATCACTTGAACCACCACTACTAATTACTAATGGAGATTTAGGATAAATCTTACGTAGATGTTTGTAACATTCTTTTGTTAATTCTAATTTATTATAAACCGCTAGTACAAAACTAATATTCATTTTTTATTTTTTAATTATTTCAAATTTAGGACAAGGTACAATTAATTTTCCACCTTTATTTAAGTATTCTTCTTCTCTTTTTGTGAACTCAGATATGAAATGCCACGGTAATATTAATAAATAATCAGGATTCATTGACCTAACGTCATCTTCGGATATTACTGGTATGTTTGTTCCAATTGTTTTATAACCATATTTGTATGGACTACGTTCAGCGATAGCATCAATTAATGTATTATCTAAACCAAAGTACTGTAATAATGTGTTCCCTTTAGTTGAGGCACCGTAACCACAAATCTTTTTACCTTTTGATTTTTCTTCTTTAATAAAATCTACAGTTTGTTTCTTTAAATCTTCAATACCTTGAAAAAAATCTAACCATGTATTTAACGAATCTAAATGTTGCGTTTCTTCCCATTTAAGTACGGATTCAATCCTAACATCACAAACATCTCTATATGGTCTTGTCGCAAATTTAGTTATATCGGAATTTTCTTTTTTAATATATATTCTGAAACTACCACCGTTCAAATCATTTAATTGACAGTCTACAATTTTTAATCCCACATCATTCATTAATTTTTGTAACGACATTAATGACCAATAATATACGTGTTCATGACATATATTATCAAATGCCAATTGTTTTAACATTAATGGTGTATAACTCATTTGAAGTACAAATAACCCATCATCATCCAATACCTCAATAACATCTTTTAAGAAAATAGATGGTTCATCTAAATCATAAAACATTGCAATACAAGTTATTACCTTAGCTTTCTTTAAAGAAAATTTAGAACCTTTGAATGTTTCCAACGTGAAGTAATCCTGAATAATTTCATCTGAAACTCTTCTAGATTCTATTGCAAATGTCTCGTCGGCTGGATCAATACCTAATTTAGATATGTGTTTAGGTACGTAACTTAATAATGTTCCATCGTTACATGCTATATCTAACCACAAGTCATCTTTTTCAAGTTTCTGTACTTTAACTATACTATCAACAATATCTGATAATTCTTTCTTCATGGTCGCATTAACACCACTACGATACCAATATTTACCAAACATAGAATGGATTGGTGTACATTTTTCTAATCTCGCCGCACCATATCTTTCATCGATTACCAACGATAAATCATGTTTACCCGCTCTCGCATCTTCATCTTGTTTAATAAAGTCAGATACATATAATTCACCTAAACTAAATAATTTTTTCATTTTAATTTTTCTTTAATTAATGTTGTGGATATGTTTTCAGTGTATGGTAAATAAACTAAAATGATTCCATTATCATCTAACCATTGTTGGGTAAAATTCATTTGTCCATAGTAGTCTTTCTTCGCCCAATCACTACCAATTATAACGAATTTTGGATTAATAGTCAATATTGCCGGTTTAGAATCTTCACCATCAGTATTTGGTATAACCTCATCAACATATCGACAACCTAATAAAACATCACGTCTTTCTTCGTAATTCATTATTGGGTATTTTCCTTTATATCTATAGATGAAATCGTCAGTATTTAATGACACAACAATATAATCACCAATTTCTTTACATTGTTTCAAAAAATTGACATGTCCTCTATGAAACAAATCAAACGTACCACCAGTATATACTTTTTTCATTATTTTTTCCAAAAACTATAAATTCCTTTATCCACCTCATAATTTCCCCAAACAAATCTTTTACGATTAGGTTGTTTTTGTACCCATTCCCACATTTGAGATAATCCATCGTATAATGTCGTCTTATCTTCATAACCCAATAAATCTACAGATTTTTGCCAAGTCGGTACGGCAATTTTTACTTCATGTCTTTGTTCTTTATATACTGTTTGACCATCTTTTATTACTTCTTTTAATGTTTCATTTGCTTCATTAATTGTATAATGACCTGTCCCACCTAAATTAATAATTTCTTTAGAACAATTTTCTTGTTGTGAAGCTTTCCATAACGGTTCTAAACAATCATCAATAAAACTAAATGCTCTTTTTTGTTCACCGTCACCAAAGATTGACATTGGTTCACCATTCATATGTTGATACATCCAAATACCTAATACGTTACGATATTTGTCCCATATGTTCTGTTTAACACCATATACATTATGTGGCCTAATGATACACCAATCAAGACCATGCTGTTCACCAGCGACCTTAATATCCATTTCACAGGCATATTTTGCAATACCATATGGATCAACAGGACAAGGTACTTGTTTTTCATCAAATATATCCCCATTACCATGACCATATACTGCCATTGTTGACGTGAACACCAATCTTTTAACATCATGTTTAATACATTCATTTATAACACGTGACGTCGCTACTAAATTGTTTTGGTAATTATAACTTCTAATGAATGGAGATAACCCCTCAGCGGCATATGCTGCCATGTGATAAACGTAATCAAATTGATGTCTTTCAAAACATTCTGAAATGTTACCATTAACCAAATTCATTTGCCACAACTCAACTTTTGAGTTAACATTTTCAATGTATCCACCACTTAAATCGTCAATACCGACAATTTGAACTTCTGGTTTATTTTCAATTATCCAATCAGATAATCTTGATCCAAGTAATCCAGCAACACCTGTAATTAGTATTTTCATATTATTTTAATTATGTACATAAAGAACTTTATTTATTTTTTTTATAGTTCCATGTGGGTATTTTAATAAGTATTCTTCAACAAATAAACCATCAGCATCCCCTTTAGTAATGTTTATTTTTAATTTATTTGAAAGTTGAGTTCTTGTCATAAAATTACCAATATCTATTGCACCAGCTATTGGTCTTGAATTGATAACTAAATATTGTTGTTGTGTCCAATTATGTACCATATTACAATAAACAAAATGAGTATTGACATCAACTTCGTTTAAAAAATCTTGAACAAAAATTGGTACATAATAATTATCATCACCTGTCATCACTACCCATTCTTCAGTTGTATTTTGTAATCCATAATTTCTAGCGGTGTGTCCCCAATCCATATGTGGACCGTTTAATTCTGTAAATTTAATTCTTTCATCATTTTCAAAATAATCTTTTACTTTTTGATATCCATCGTAAAATGCATCTGCAACAACATGTATTTTCCAATTGGGTGATGTTTGAGAAAATATAGAACATATTACACTCATTAATTGATGTGGTCTATTGTATGTTGGTATTACGAATTCTATATTCATTCTTTTATTTATTTAAATAGTTTTTAATATAATCACTTATATTTTTAGTTGGTTGCCAGTCCAATATTAATTTTGCCAAATAATTTTCACATAAAGTTACTTGAGCCTCCCCTGGTTTATCTTCTGCAAAGATAAACTCACGATTAAACATTAAAGCAATGTCCTTTATTGAAAAGTTTATTCCTCTACCCAATTCAAAAATATGACCCCAAGCATTTTTTTCAAATATTTTTACTAATCCATCAACAATATCGTCTATATGTGTAAAATCTCTTCTTTTTGTACCATCACCATAAATTGTCAATGGTTGGTTATTTTCAATTGATTTCTCCCACGCACCAATTAATGTACAATATCCACCACTTTTTAAATGATATGGGCCATAGACATTATAGAATCTTGCAATTGATGCATTTAATCCAAAATGTTCTTGATATAATGTAACAATTTCTTCACCAACATCTTTACTAAACGTATAAGGGTTTTTAAACTTACCACTGTGGTGAGAACTACTACCAGCATAAACCAAAGGGATATTATTTCTAACACAAAATTCTGCAATATACATTGTACCATTTGAGTTAGTTTTAAAATAATTTATCGGGTCTTTAAACGATGGTTGTATTCTTGCAATTGCGGCAAGATGATATACAATCTCAAAATTATCAAATACAGCCCAATCTCTATAACAAAAACTAATATCTTCATTTAGATATCTAACACCATCAATATGATTACTTCTTAATCCTGTTGAGTAGTTGTCAATTGAAGTTATTTGATGACCTTCAGTTACTAATCTTTTAATTAAATTGGTACCAACAAACCCAGCACCACCTGTTACTAATATTTTCATGTTAAGCTTTATAAATTCTCATCCAATGATCAATCATTTCATCCATCATACCCTCAAATGTGTACTCTGGTTCCCAACCTAATGTTTCTTTAATTTTTGTATGATCACCTTTCAAATAAGGTAATTCTTCAGGTCTTAAAAATTTAGGATTTTGTACAATGTAGTCTTCGTAATTTAATCCTAATTGACCAAACACATACTTACACATATCACGTACAGATCTACTCTCACCTGTTGCAACAACAAAGTCGTCAGCAACTGTGTGATTCATAATCATATGCATTGCACGTACATAATCTTTAGAATGTCCCCAATCACGATAAGCATCCATGTTACCCATTTCTAATTGATTCTGTAACCCTAATTTAATTCTAACTGCACCTTTAACAACTTTATTAGTTACGAAGTTAGAACCACGTCTCGGTGATTCATGATTAAATAAAATACCATTAGTTGCAAATAAATTAAATGCATTACGATAGTTACGAACAATGTTGTAACCAAATACTTTTGTACAACCATAAGGTGACACAGGGTTCATACGAGTAGATTCTCTTTGAAACCCATCCTCATCCACCGCCGAACCAAACATTTCAGATGAAGATGCTTGATAGAATCTTGCGTTAGGACACGATATTTTATATGCTTCTAAAATATTTAATACACCAATAGCATTTGATTGTGCGGTAAAAATAGGTATATCGTAACTAATTCTTACGTGTGATTGAGCACCAATGTTATATATTTCATCAGGTTGAATTTCAGTTAACAACTTATGTAAAGTTGAGTAATCAATTAAATCACCGTAATATGTTTTTACCTTATCTTCTAAATGACCGATACGACTTTCTTGATGTTCAGGTGTTGAGTTTCTACGTACGATACCGTGTACCTCATAACCTAAATCTAATAAATGTTCAGCCAAATAACTTCCATCTTGTCCGGCAATACCGGTAATAAATGCTTTCTTCATTCTATTTTGTATTTTTTAAAAGTTCAATATCATTATTAACCATCCTCTTCACTAATTCAGGGAATGAAGTTTTAGGTTCCCAACCTAATTTTTCTTGTGCTTTAGATGAATCTCCTCTAAGAACGTCAACTTCCGCAGGTCTCATATATCTTTCATCTACCTTTACATAATTTGACCAATCGGTAATCCCAATAATTGCAAACGCCTCATTTAAGAAATCTTCAATACTTCTTGTGACACCCGTAGATAAAACATAATCATCTGGTTCATCTTGTTGTAACATTAACCACATACCTTCCACATAATCAGGAGAATAACCCCAATCACGTAAAGCTTTCATATTACCTAATGAAATGCTGTCAGATAAACCTAAATGTATTTTAGCCACAGCATCTGTAATCTTACGAGTTACAAATTGAATACCTCTTCTTTCACTTTCGTGATTAAATAAAATACCACTACAATTAAACATATTATATGATTCTCTGTAATTCTTGGTAATCCAATGTCCATAAAGTTTTGCAACACCATATGGTGAACGTGGATAGAATGTTGTAGTTTCTCTTGCTGGATTCTCAATCATCTTACCAAACATTTCAGATGATGATGCTTGATAGAATCGAACATCTTTATCACCGTACTCTCTAATTGCCTCTAACATTCTTAACACACCTAATCCTGTGGTGTTACCCATTGATTCAGGTGTTGTCCAACTATCTGCAACAAATGATTGTGATGCCAAATTATAAACTTCATGTGGTTGAGATTCTTTAATACATCTAACCAAAGAATTTTGGTCAGTTAAGTCACCCTTCAAAAATGTTATCTTATCAATCAAGTGAGATGTGTTAATTCTATCTTCACTAGACTTCCGTCTCTCCATTCCATATACCTCATACCCTTTCGATAATAGTAAGTCCGTTAAATGTGAACCATCCATTCCGTTGATACCCGTGATAAGTGCTCTTTTTTTCATTAATTAAAAATTTTCATTTCTGTTAGGTCTGGCCAATCTGTAACGACCCATTGTTTCGGTTCTGTCTCAATTGCCTTTGGTAGTTTATTTAAACCATTCTCTGCTGTTTCAGGTGTCATATAATAATGGTAACCGTACGTGTCGATATTTTGGTCTCTCCATGGAATATTTGGTAACCTACCATCATATGACATCTTCTTAATTTGAATTGCAGCTTCTTCATTGTCAGTTAATAACATACCACCTCTACCTAACGATAGATGTTTTTGGAATTGAAAACTCAATCCCATAAATGTCCCCGGTATATAACTATCTTTTTTCCAAAGAACCGCAGCATCAATTATGTTGTGTGTAAGATAATAGTAATCAACCCATTGTTCATCTTTCCAAAACAAATCAAGTCCCATCTTATTAGCTAAAAATGGAATTGATAAGTAAGTTCTTTTTGGTACAAGGATTTCTTTTTCACTTGTGTATCTTAATGCCAATTCAATACCGTGGGTGCAACTATCCACAGCAATAGCAAAAGGAGACCCAAAAAATTTGGCAATCTCCTTTTCAAAGTTTGTTACAGATTCAAAATTCATATGTTATAATATATGTAAAATAATTGAATTAAACAAGTTTAATACACTCAACATTTAAACTTATTAATGTACCATTTTCCTTATCCATGTGCGGTATATATGATTGGGAATGATCATCATAAGAACCATGTTCGGTTGTCTTCCAATCATATTTTTCTACATTATTAAATCCCACCGATTCCAAAACTTTTTCAAGTGAATCAAAATCGTAAGTTGTTTTATGATAAATTGTTTGTTCACTCATTGGCATCTTACCAAAGATAGGACCCAAGAACGATTCTAATGGATATCCATAGATTAGATATAATGTAACCATCGATTTAAAATCAGGCACCGCCAACCTTAATGTACCATTAGGTTTTAACACCCTTTTCCACTCATTTAAGACATTCAATACTTCAGTTCTGTCAAAGTATTCAAGTACGTGAGATGAGTAGATTAAATCAACACTATTGTCCTCAAAAGGTAATGTGGTAATGTCGTGGGAATGTAAGTGGGGGAAATCTCCCCCATCAATACTAATCCATTCTGGACCGAAGTCTCTTTTTCCGCAACCTAAATGTAATTTCATTATTCTAAAAATGTTTTGTCCATTGCCTGACCTTCATAAGGTCCGGTTTTATATTCGTAAACTAATGTATCATCTTCCATAATAAGATAGTTGTGACCACCTTCTAATGTGAAACTTGAATCACCTGGATATAAGATTGGTTCCGCAATGATAGTATCATCTAAATCATAAAAGATACATTTAACACTACCCTGAATAACAACCCAACTCTCTTGTGCAATCACATTACGAGTTCTCTCTTTCCAAATGTGTTTATGGGGTTTGAAAGTTTTACCTTTCTCCATATTCAACATTGAACATTGAATAAAATTTTCTTCAGATACAATGTCCACACGACCTGGTTTGATTTCTTCTTTACGAATAATCATGTGTAATAATTTATCTGGTTGTACTTTTGAATATATTTTCTCCATATTAGATTCGTTTTAATACATAAATTGGTTGGTGTGCACCACCATTACATCCTTCTCTATGTGGTCTTTTGCCATTAATTCTTCTCACATTTTCATCTACATCATAATCGCTATCGATTAATCCGTAAGTTTCGATGATTTTAAAACCATCGATTAATAATGGTAATCTTTCTCTACCATAAACACGGTGAGCATTCCACAAAATTTGGTCTTTACCGATTGGTACCGATAAGAATAATAATGCTCCTGGTTTTAATTTACCGTGTAGGAACTTCATTGATTTTAAATCACCATCAGGATCTAAAGGGTCACCATAACGACCAAGACCTGAATGTTCAACTGACGATATTGAAATCGCACCATCATATTGATAGTCCTCTTTTTCAAATTCTTCAACCGTCATTGTTGTTAACAATGGATGACTTGATGTAACTCGTTGATATTCAACCATAGTTACTGTTGCTCGTCTACTAATTGCAATACCTTCATAGTAAGGTTCTTCTGAACCTATAATCAGATATTGTTTTTGTTCGATGTTATGCTTATCTAAAGCGTCGTAAAACCATTTATCGGTTTCGGGGTAATGTGACACTTGTCTTTTATTACCCATGTCAACAAATCTGTTAACTAATTCTTCGGAATAATGATACAATCTACGGTCTGAACCGCTCATAACGTATTGCTCATGTATTTCCACTTTACCATTCATTGAATAGCCATCGTACATTTCTTGAGGTACTTTACTTTCCATATATTTTAATTTTAGGGCTTTGTTTACTTATTTGTTTTACTAATTCAATTAATGATTTAACATTCTTACTATGAGATTTCATAAACGAATGTATTTCAATTCCAATATCTTGTACTTCAATCTCGTGTATTAATTTGGAACCTTCCAATATATCAAACTCCGCACCTTCACAATCAATTTTCAAATATCTAATATTTGATATGTTGTTGTTAGTGATAATCGTGTCCAAAGATATTGTAGGTATGGTTTCTTTTATTTGACCTTCGACATTTTTAAAACAACTTGATGAACCAGTATTAATAATATCTAAAGTAATATCTAACGTTTCATTATCTTTTGAATAAACTGCTAAGTTATATGCAACAATGTTTTTAACGTTGTTTATTTTAATGTTCTTAATTAAGTTCTCGTATGTGTTTGGATGTGCCTCATATGCATATATTATTGCGTTAGGGAATCTTTTAGCTAAATAAATTGACACGATTCCCACATTTGCTCCAATGTCAACAATCACATCACCGTCATTTAATTCAATATCTTTTATTTTATATTCATCACCATCACAGGTTTCTCTTTGTAAATGATGTAATGTCTCACTTGATTCTAAATCAATCAATGTTAACTCAACATTATTAAAATGTATTATATTTTTTTTAGTTATCATTATATTTTAAATTTTGATCTCACTGATTTTAATGGGTCTTTTGCGTGTGAAATGTAATCCATAATATTGATTGGACAACCAAACGATGAATTTAATCCACCCACTTTCATTTCTTTATTAAAGTTTTTGAAACATACATCCAATACCCAATTGTCGGCCCACTCGGGTTCTTTATCAAATACTTCACCTGATAAGAAATAATTTAAATAAAACTTACCAAACTCTTTAGTGGTCTCATTAATGTTAATGAATTGAAATCCACTTTCAATCCAATCATTATGTCTTAAAATTACTAACCAATCATGTTTCTTTTGATACTCATAAAATTCATCTGTGAATTCTTGAGTGACGTATGAATCACAATCGGCCCAAACCATTACATCACCAATTTCTAATTTCTCAATTGCCCTTGCAATTGCAACGACTTTTCTAAACCAAAACGGTGAGTTAACCATATAATAGTTACCTGACTTATAACAATCTTTAAATGGTGATTCTTTTAAGAACGATTCTAACCAAGGTGAATCCTCAAATAAATCGATTAACTCTAAATTGGTTAAATCTTTCATCTCATCTAAATCAATCGATTCATTGTTATTCGATTGGTCAAATGAGTTCTCGTGATAAAGAATACATTTGTTATTCGGAAACGACTGTGGTACATACCTCGTGAATGAATTTTCTCTGTGTCTATATAATCTTGCGTTAAGTGACGAAACAAAGATAAAGTTATTAGGTGATTCCATTAATTAAATTTGTTTGAAATAATATTAGCAATCTCCGCAAAACTACTTGAAGGATGTGCTATGGTTAATGTGGTATGTGCCAATAAGAAGATGTCCTCAACGGCCTCTTGTGCAGATTCTGTTGTGATCGCAAAACTGTTGTGGTCGTTCCACGGTAATGATGTGTCAGTTCTAACAATATAGTTATCTTTTTTACGGGTAATGATATTATTAGGATATAACTCTAACATAGTATTTTCAATATCAGGATCTTCAGTTGATAAGAAGAATTTAACATCAGGTTTGTCCTTTAGAATGTCTCTTACTGCGTTAACGTAAGTAACAGCACCAACACCGAAGTCTGTACCACGAGCGTGAATACCTAATACGTTTTTATTTAATCCTAATTCACCAACATAGTGGTTAATCTTATCTTGTATCTTTTTAATTGGTTGTAAGTTATGTAAGAACTCGAACGTATCTTCATTACTAACATTACGAGAGAAGTTATTGTGATAGAAGATAATATTATCTTGTTTATCATCATAACTAAATGAATCATAACTACGATATGGATTCTTTTGTGATAACTTCTTTAATGTTGACCTACCGAATTTAGATTCTTCCCTTTCAAATCCGTGACCTGGACCACCTTCTGTGAGTAATAGACAGTTATTGAGTTGTTCCATATCATTTAATGTAATGATATCTAATTCATCATCAAATAATTCATGCCACGGAGCTAAACAACCATTAGGTGTAATGTTATCCCAGTAAGCCTTTAATTTTCTACCGGATTGTTTTGAAATTGCGTAACAAGATGAAAGAGGTCTTAATCTATTACCTAATCCACTTGTTGAATAGTTTATAATTGTTTTCATATTAATACTTTAAATGTCTTCCTTGGTCCACAAAATATTCATTGTCTTTTTGTTCCCCTTGTAATGTAAATTTATTTGCATAACCTCTTAATTTTTTTATTTTGATGTTTTTTTCCATTCTCCATAAACAAAATGGAAAACTAATTTGGTCTCTAGAACTAAATTTAGTGATTTGTTCCCACCACATTAATTGAAGTTCTTTAACTGAGTGCGTTGTTTTAACAATAAATGTACACATTTCATAAAGACCATATCCATCTGGCATACCTAATGATTTATATAAACTGAATTGGTTTTGAATATTTTCATGAATATCTAAATTCCATTGAGCGCATGCCGTCATCTCTTGATATAAACATTTCCTATCAGGATGTTTAAATAAGAATATATCCACACCATCACCATACTCATCTATAATTAATTGAGGGTCTTTTTTTAATTGGTGATTACCATCTTCCCATATAATGTATTCATATTGAGAAAAAATTAACGACGATAAAATCTTATAAGTTTTAGCATCCCTTCTATTTTTATAATTATCTATAGTTGAGAATTTTAACACGTCTCTTTGTTCCCAAACCTTAACATCGTTTTCTTTTTTATCTACATATGCAATATAATCACAATTTTCAAAAACCATTGGAGGATCAATCAACTTATCTTTTCCGTTAGTGATTGCAGTTAATACTAAGAATTTTTTCATATTTTAAAATTTATATAAGATTAAAACATCGTCACTTCTATTTTTTATATGTCGATTATCAATTATTTCACTGTTGGGGTGTAAATTAATAAAATTTTGTTTTTTTGAACCGATGTCATTCACATCTTCAATGATATAAATTCCATCTGATTTCATTTTGTTCTTTAAAATCCCAAAAGATTTAACTTGGTCATTAAATAAATGACTACCATCATCAATTATTATATCAAATTCATAATTTTTTAATTCTTCTAAAATATTCTCATCGGTAGCATCACCATGTATTATATGTAATAAGTTTGTATTTTCATTGAATGGTACATCATTTTTCAATGTATTAATTGAATCAACACTTACTTCAATACCAACAATGTTAGAATTTATAAAATATTCATTCCACATTCTAATTGAATGACCATATCTAACACCAATTTCTAAAATGGTTATACTATCTCTACGACCACTTAATAATTTTTCGTATTCGTCAATGTATGTGTGAGCAGTACCCTTATCTCCATGACCTTCAGGGAATTGATAATTTATGTATATTTCATTTAATGATTTCATATCTTATAATAATTTTCTTTTAAATCGTTTTCATTAATGTATTTTATTTTCTTCATAATTACTTGATAACCAACGTGTAATATTTCAATGTATTTGTAGTAAGAATGGTTAAAAGAATCCACTGCGGTTCTAACCTGTAGATATTTTTCTTGTTCCCATCCACCACCATAGTCATCGAATATAATATAACCATTTTCTTTCAGACAATAAAATGAATTAACAGAATCTTCCAAAACATAATTGGACATGTGATTACCATCAACATATATCAAATCTAAAAATTCCTTTGATTTACCATTATGTTTGAATTGTTTAAAACTATCTGACGATTCACCTAAAAGATATGTTAATTTATCTTTATATGGTTCAATATTATTTTCAATAAATTCATTAGTATTAATGTCCATAATGTAGTGATGTGAACCTTCCTCTTTACAAAATTCTTCCAATATGTATACAGAAGAGCCACCATATAATGCACCAATTTCTAAAGTAATGTTGGGTTTATCTTTTAATGAACTAAGTATTTCTTCCCATATAGTAATGTGGTCGGTAAAGAACATTCTTTCTTCAGGATATTTGAAATGTTTTGGATATTGATAACTCATAATGTACTATAATAATTGTTTTGTTTTTCTTGTCTTGATATTGTTTTATGGTGTAGTATACAGTATTCTTCATCTAATGGTAATGATGAAAATTTCTGACCACCTATTATTCGTTCGTGGACCTTACCGTACCAACTCATACCTTTACGGTATACTCGTCCTTGTGCGTCAGGGAAGTTAACCCATCCCTTATCGTTAACTCTCCACCCCCATTTATTTATGTGTTCTTCGGTTAAACCGTTTACAGTATTAATACGAGGAACAAATATTAAATCCACATCAGGATTCATTTCCAACATTTGATTTATATTTTTAACCATATATTCACTAATCATTTCATCGGCATCTATTTGATAGATGTAATCACCAGCACAATAATCATTTAATTTGTTTTTCCAATTGGCAAAGTTACCTTCAAAATCAAATCCTCTCCACGTTTGAACATGAGGGAATTTATTGTATGGTAGTAAGAAATCCAATATTTCAGGGTTACCATTCTTTTCATCATATAAAATAACAATCTCATCTTCCTTTCTTTTATGTTCAAATAAAAATGAAACCAATCTTTTTATTTCTTCTAGTTCATTACAAACTGTAATTGCAAAACTTATTTTCATATTATGCTCTTTGTCCTCCGTTTATTCTTCCCGTTAATATATTTATTACTTCGTTGTCAATTTCTTCCACAATTTGTTCCGACATTAATCTTGTTAATTCTGCCTCAGCATCAATTGAGTAAACAGTATTTAAATCATCAACCAACTCAGGTCTCCATTGTGCACGTAGTGTTCTAACGATATTCTGAATACCTTCCGATTGAATTGTTATCCCATGAAAAAATCTAAACTCTCTAACTCCCATTATTATTGTTTTGGTCTAGCATAAAATTTAAATGTTTTACCAGTGGTACTGTCGGTAAAAGTCATTATTGATTGGTTTGTGTTGGGTATTGTAATAACAACTTCAGGTTTTTCTACCGTTTCATCCGCCGTTGCAAAAATCTGAGGTTCATCATTATCAAATTGAACAACCCATTCACATGGCATGTACTTGATAATAGTGTTTTCAATTTGAACTTCCCCTTTTTTCTTTTTTGTTGACTTCGCCATTTATTTAACTTTATTTAATTTAGGTAGAATTAGTTTAGTTTGTTGTGGTATAATAATAAATGGTGTTAATATACTTTTAAATTTTTCTGTCATTTTACTTAATGAAAAATTATTTTTATTTTCTTCTTTTAATATTTTAGATTTAGTTAAAAATTTATTATAATCTTTTTTAACTAATTTAAAAACCTCAACTACTTCATTGTAGTTAGCAGTAAACCATTTAGAACCTTTAATTATAAAAGTATCCACCGCACTATCATCAACCTCAGTTAATTTACCACCAATCATAACCGAATTATCTATAGATAAAAAATCCTTATGACCTGACCAATTGGATGCAATTACAGGTTTACCCGTCATAGTGAACTCTAATAGCGGTCTACCAAATCCCTCACCTTTAGTGATTGATACCATTGATTTAATTTTAGGGTGATTATATAAATCATTCATTTCGTTATTAGTTAAATCACCAAATAATAAATAAATAGAAGGTGGATTTTTTACATCACCAACAATTTCTTTTATTTTTTTCCTAAATGATTCTCTCTCTTTTACTGAAAAATTGGCGGAAGATGTTTTAAGAACTAACGCGGGTTTATCTTTTTCATCTTTAAATGATTCCACAAAACATCTAATTAACATACCAACATCTTTTCTATCATGACCAAGGTTACCCTTCAACCAATGACCAACAAAAAGATATGCAAAATTTTCTTTAATATCTAATTTAAAATCTTTATTAATTACATCATTATAAATTGATATGTCAGCACCTTCAAATAAAACCTCAATAGTTTTTTCAATTTTATGTTGTTTTATTAGTTTATCACTATCTTTTTCTTTTTCATCATATACTGTTGATAAAAGAACTTCTTTAGAAAAATTAGATGTTGCAATGATTAAATCCATTCTATTACAACCATCAACCCAATCTTTAGGTGCTATAGTTGTTTCAATACCGGCAGTTATACCAATATTAAATTTACCAAATCTTCTAAATTCATTTGGTACTGTAACTTGAACGTAAATTTCGGGTAATCCCTCAAAAGAATTAACAATATTACTTTCAATCCACTGATGAAATAAATTGTCTTTTTCTAATGCGGTCATTGGTGTTGAACCCCACACACAACTATCAATTTTAATATCAAACATATTCATTTGATATAACGATTCTAATAAATCTCTTGAATGTGAACCATATCCACTTCTTGTTTTAATTGGTCCTCTAAATAATAACGTTGGTTTCATTAAACTATTTTATATAAATTATATCTTTCACGTGGTGTAAAGTTTTTTATTGTTGTCTCGATACCTTCACTCATCGAATCACACATCACTTTTGATGATAGGTTTTTAATTGCAAATTCCCTTCCTTTCAAACCGTTATGTTTTCTTAATTCTTTATCTGTCGTATATATTTCCATTATTTTACTCGCAACTTCTTCATCGTTAACTCTATCGTCAAATATGTAAGGAGTAATAGGTGAACCATTTATGTTAATTGCTGATGGCCAAACTGGTAAAACCCATTCACCGTGTAATGCTGACCCGTGAATTTTTCTATTATGTAATGTACCAAATGATTTATAATCATCAGCACTATAATTAAACCCACATTGGTCTTGTAATCCACCAGTGACGTTAACAATAATAGGGGTACCTGCCATTATACTTTCTGCGGTACCCAAACCAAATCCTTCATTACTTGCAATGTTAATGGTACAATCGGCAATGTTATATAATTCATTTAACTTTTCGGCTTCAATTTTATTAGTTGAGAATACAACATTGTAATCAGGACACAATTTATCTTTAACAGCATATAAATCAGTACCATTATTATCTATTGGTGTTGTATGTAATAACAAGACACATTTATCCGAATCTTCTTTTGACAATTTATCACAAAATAATCTATAAGAATAAATTAAATCTGATGTTTGTTTTCTTCTAATGTTTCTACTGTTATAAAATAACACGAAACTATATTCTTTATCACCAAACAATTGTTTCTTGGTTTCTGTTAAATCAATATCTAATGGTTTGAAAACGTTTGGATTAATTCCATGTGGAACATAACTAACTTGCCAATCTTCTAATGGTTTACGAATACCATCGTCCATTTTACCCACACGATTAACAATACCATAAGTTAATTTAGAAATACATCCTAACCAATCACAACTTTCGTAGTAATCTTTATTATATGATGGATCAGGAAGATTATCCCAAATATGATAATAAAGAATTGGAACTTGTTGTCTAATCTCGTGTTCATTATCATACAACCATTGCCAATAATGAGGGTCGGTGAAATGTAATATAGCATCTATCTTTTCTTCTTTAAGAATTGTCCTTAAAACATTAATATCCCCATAACCATTATATGGTATGATTTTTAATTCGGCATCTTTAACACCAGTTCTTTTTCTCACATCATCATTACAATCAACAAATTTACCGGTTTCGGGATGATTAATACCTGCACCTAATTGTACCCAATTAAACCTATCAACAGTGCCCATTACAAATTCTTTAGACATTGTTGAAATACCTGAAGTCATTCGTAAATCGTCCGATAATAATAATATTCTTTTCTTACCCATATTAATATTTTGATCCACTCACAGATAAATCTGTGTAATTATTTATTTTATTTCTAAATGATTCGTCTTTGACGTAAAGGTCTAATGTACGATTAACTAATTTTTGTAAGTTAATATTACCATCAATCGCATTTATCTTAAATTTTCTGTAAACGTCTTCCAATATATGGACACTCGTTAATTTTTTTTCTACTTTCATATTCAAATATATATTTATTGATATATACCATAATCAAAAAAATATCGTCAATAATAACGATATCTTAGATTATCGTGTATATTATTGATTAGTGTTTGGTGTTTCCTCTTGTGTTACTGGTTGAGTAACCTCTGGTGTTTGAACTTCACTTAATCTAATGTTTACCGGTGGTTGAACCGGTGGTTCTTGTTTTTTACCTTTACATCCGCATCCCATAATTGTTGTTTTTTATAAATATTTTGGTTTATTGAAATTAATTTCTTATATTTTAATAATACGAAAAATAAATAAAAAAGTCAAATGGATAAAGATTTCAAACCTATAAAAAGCGTTTACAATAGCAACTACGAAGTGATTAAGAATATAATGGATTTACATAAAATTGACCGTTTTGATTTAGATTGTACCTATTCTACTGGAAATTTTTGGAAGGAACTCCCAACACCAAAGTTTAAATCGGATTTATTCCCTAAAAATGATACTATTATTGAGGCCAGTTCAGAACATTTACCATTTGAGGATGGAAGTATGAAGAGTATTATGTACGACCCTCCATTTGTAATTGCGGGTAAAACATATAAGGATAATAGAGTGGGGAGTTCTATTATTGCTAAACGTTATGAGGGATATGAGACATATGGACATCTAATGAAGAATTACTACAATACATTAAAGGAATTGTATAGAATAACCGAAAAAGATGGTTTGGTTGTTTTTAAATGTCAAGACACCGTTTCTGGTGGTAAAAATCATTTTACACATTCAATGGTTATGGATATGGCAATGGAAATAGGGTTTTACCCTAAAGATTTGTTTATTTTAGTTGCAAATTTAAGAATTAATAGTTTTGGAACAAAATGGACAAAACAAGAACATGCACGGAAATATCATAGTTATTTTTGGGTTTTTCAAAAAACTAAACCAAAAGTTAAGTACGATTTCTCAAACATTGAACCTTATTCTATTGAACTGGATTCTGAGGAGTCCCCAAGTACATAGCCACTTTATCCCCTACTTTCCAACCATCACAGGTACCTGCGGGAAATTCAATGATATGATCACCGATACCTGTGTAACGAGGTAAAGTCATCCTGTGTGGGTCAGGAGCCTCACAGTTAGAATGTATACGATTAATACGGTTGTTAAGGACAAATAAAATATCTAATGGTATTAAACAGTTCTTCATCCAAAATGAATGGTGACCCTTACCCATCTTGAATACCATACAACCGTTTAGTTCTGTTCTACCCATCATACCTTTTTGAATCTCATTTGGAGATGAAAGGTATTCGGCGGGGAATGTTTTGTTATTGATGTGAACTGACATATCTATAATTATTTGGAAATTTCAAATTAAAAGGTTATATTATAAAAAACAAAGTTATGCAAATAAAAATTAGAGAAATAATCTATATAATGATGATGATAACTGGTATTCTTATTGAGAAATACGGGTTGAATACGGGTAACCCTGAATTGGAAAAGATGTTTGGTTGGGGTATGATTAGTTTAGGACCAATCAATATGGTCATTGATTATATTAAGAAACCTAAAAAGAAGTAATATGTTTAAGAACTACCATAAAGATTTTTTTATATATAATAAGAAACACCATTGGTTCATTATACCTGCAATTATTTTCTATTACGATAAGGATGAATATTATGAGGATGGTAAAACATCACCATCTTGGGGGTTAACTATTAGATGGTTGACATATATGATGGGGTTCCAAATACAAAAAAACCCTGATAATCAATAAATTACCAGGGTTAACAAGGGAGAGAATTAGCGACCTTGTCCACGATAGTTGTTTTCAGTTCTATCGTGTTTGTTGCGAGTTTTTGTTGCCGAACCTCTTTTTCTCTTACCAAAAGAGACCTTGTTGTTACTAGTGCTTTTTCCTTTAGCCATAAAATTTATTTATTAATAAGTATATCTGAAAATAGTTTCGTATATTTGATACCTAAACTTACTTTATGGAGGAAATATTACTTTACCAAACATACACTTACGCGAGAATTACCCCATTTAAGAACTATTCTAAGTTCCCCAAAGTAGATACATCACATAGTGGTATACATAAACAAGTGTCTTATGAAGACAAGTATGGTGGTAGTACGACCACTGAATATTATGATGGGGGTAGTGGGGTTCCAATATCACCACTTACTGATGAAATTAAAAAGAAAAAAACAAGATTTTTTTATTGGGACGATGAATATAAAAATGCTCCGATTATTATGTATGCTTCCACTCATAAACTAAATGGAACACCGGGGGAGTTTTATACTACAAAGGATAGACACATCAAGAAATACTATAACGAACCCCTTAGTGAAATATCAGTTCACATATTAGAAAGATCAATAGTAAAAAAAGGAGATAAGATTACAATTAAAACAAACAAATTCACAAAATCTAGAGGATTTAACTGTAAGTATTTTAAAACAAACAAATACACCACATCAGTTACTTTTGATATGGTTAAAGGGGATTTTTTATTTGTTGATAGTGGGAAACATGGAAAAACCAAAACCACACCTCGATTTAGAAAGAACGGGTTTCAACAACTTGACAATTTTTTAGATAGTAGTGATGGACCATTCAAGTTTTTAAGAAATCATATGGGTAAAAATAATCCATTGTATAAAGAATTAAAAAATAATTTTAAAGATAAAGAATTTAACGACGTACTGAGTAAGGTGTTTAACATTAATTTCACAACAGATGGTTCATTTTTTAAAACTTTTTTTTATGAAGAGGTAATGAGATGGTTTATTAATACCAAGAAAATAAAGATACCAAACGACTATAAAAAACTATTGGTTCATTATTACCCAACTGAAAAATACTTAAAGAAAAACGATAGAAAATTAATCGCGTCAGTGTTAGATGTTTATCAAATAAAATCTAAAGTAACAATAAAACTATTACACGAGAAACCTAATATTGATTTAGGTTCTTTATATATGTTATGTTATTTGTTTGGTGACAACTATCAAAAATATATTGGGTCAATAAATAAAGATTTATTTGGAACAACATCAGATAAGGGACATTTAATAGGTGCGTCATCGTTAAAAAATATGGAAAATATACGTGACAGAATTAAAAATCATGGATATAATATATCTGATATTGAAAAAGAAAATTTATTATCGGTGTTAACAAGTGAAACAGAAAAAGGAATATCTGTAGATGAAAATTTTATGGGGTTAGTGATGGATCATTTTAAGATGTTAAGTAAAATAAGAGAGTATGATTCTAATATTAGAATGAGAGCAAATACCAGAGTAAAGTTTCATAGTGAACATAATGAACTATCTAGAATGATATCGGCAATTAAAAAGGGTTGGGTTATTCAATACTTCTACCCTGAAGAAACAGTGAGACAAATTCAACAACCAATTAGTTGTGAGAAAAAAAGTGAGTTGTGGAAACACAATAGTAATGGTAATAAAGAACTTATCACCACAATAAGTGACGGTGAGATAATGATACACCCATATGTTCTAACAAGAGAAGAGGAATACGTTGAAGAAGGTAGGTTTATGCATCACTGTGTTGCATCATACGCGGAGACAGACACATCAATCATTGTATCATTGAGGACCGAAGATAAACAAGATAGAGTTACGTGTGAGTTTAAAATATCAGACGGAAGAATGGTACAATCAAAATATTTCTCAAACGCACAACCACCAAAACATTACCAAAATGCGATAGATGATGTAAGTGATTTGATTAGAATGCATGCGAGATTTGGAACACTCAACTGGTTAAAGAAGGATAGAGTACCTGTTATGATAAATGGAGTTGAAATTGCACCAGAAATGAGAGAACCAAGAAGATTAATAGATATTTTAAATTTAGACGGAGTAGAACCCCTACCATTTTAACTACACATTTTCATTTAATCCATATATATTTCTATATGGATTTATTATTTTCGTACTCCCAACAAAAGAAGGATAAGAATAGAAAGAGAGATGAGTCTATTAGTGAATGTTTAATTAGATTACACAAACACAATGATGAACTTACATATGAAGGTATTTTTGATTTTGATTATGATAGATATGGTACACCAAGACACGTAACATTCGAACACAATTTAATTGTTAATTTAATCACTGGTGATGTTTCGGTAAAATATACAATTAAAAATAATTTAAACATTGATGAGAAAATGTTTAGAAGTACAGATCAAGATAAAAAGAATGATTTTAAATTATTGTTCGATTTAATTGAAAATGGAATTGCACGAGGAGAAAAACGAAGAGGTTATTGGGGAGTCAAATATGAAAGGTCAGTTGATAAAATATGTGACATCTTTGTTCAACAAATACAACCAAAATTTAAATCACAATTTCTTAAAGATAAAGATTATAAATTAAAACCTTTTTACAATACTATCTATGATATGTTAGTTGATTATCACTTAGATATTAAAGGTATTAAAGGACACAACGCAGTATATTATGATATTCAAAATGATTACCCAAAAAAGAAATGGTTAGATAAAAACGATAATAAATTTCTACCGGCGGTTTTAGATTATTATGGTATTAAATCAAAATACCTCATTAAAGAACTAAGTCAAAACGTTAGACAAATTCAAATATCTACATTAAATTATTTCTGTAAATTATTTGGTGATAATCATGTTGAATACTTAAAGAAATTTATTTGGGAAATACATTGTTACGATACCCCACCTAACAAAAAATTACATTATTTAAAGAATGAATCAGAAAAAGATTTTTTAGTTAAAGTAATTAATGATTGGGAAATAGACACAATTAAAACGGATTCGTTAATTTACACATTAAATAAATTATTTTCGATTAGAGATTTGTTAGAACAAAGAGGAGTTAATCTTAAATTCAAAGCAAAAAACGATATTGAATTTGATAACATTATGGAAACATGGTCAGGATTGAAATTACATTTCGCACGTGGATATAAAGTGAGGTATCTCATACCTGAAGATTTTGTGAAAGAAATGGAAGAAGATATTGTGATTGATGAATTAGTATTTAAACCCAAATTATTATTAACCGAAGATGATTTTAGAATTGAAGGATTCAATATGAAAAACTGCATGTCTAAACAATTTGCACATGGAGTCGTTTATATATTTTCGTCATTGCAACATAAAAGGAAAAGAATTAATTTACAATACAGAAAGGGCAATTTAATACAGTCCTATGGTAAGGCTAATACTCCAGTTATTGAGATATTTGAAGAGGCTACCAATATTTTAACTTCAAGGTTTAAGAAGTATCCAACGATAGAGTGGAAGAAAGACAAATATGATTTCATAACTTATTGATAATCAATGTATTTTTTTAGTGAAATTTTTTTTGGTATATTCTAATTAATACCTATCTTTGATGTGAACTAAATTAAATCAAATGAAATATCTATCAGTTTGTAGTGGTATTGAATCCGCCACAGTTGCATGGGAACCACTTGGTTGGGAATGTGTCGGTCTATGTGACTTCGCACCATTTCCACAAAAAGTATTATCTCATCATTATCCAAACACAACCTTATTTACTGACATTACTAAACTAACCCAACATGAAAAGTACAAAAAAATTAAATTCGACTTATTGGTCGGCGGAACGCCTTGTCAATCTTTTTCCGATGCAGGACTCAACAAAGGAATGGATGACATCCGTGGTAGAATCTCCCTTGAATATGCGAGAATTCTTAAAGACAAACGACCAAGATGGTTCATTTGGGAAAATGTCGAAGGCGTTTTTAAAAAACAACACAAAAAAGCCTTATGTGAAATCATCTCCTCTTTCACTGGTGTTGACTTCAAACCAGAAGGTCTCGACAAACAAGGTATTGTCCAAGGAGAAGAGTACTCAATTGCTTATAGGATTCTCGACAGCCAATACTTCGGAGTTCCCCAACGACGCAAAAGAATCTATATTGTTGGATATCGTGGAAAAAACTGGAAAATCCCATTCTCAGTATTATTTGAGCAAGGATGTTTTGAAAGCGTTAAAGAAAAGAATAAAAGCAAGAGGGATGAGTACACCAAAAATATTCTCGGAGAAATTAAACTCGCTGGTACGATAACAAAATCATACGGACAAACCCAAACAGATGGAATGGGTCGTGTGTCAACATCTAATTTTTGGGTTGATGATAATGGTATAAGATGTTTCACTGAAAGAGAATTAGAAAGATTACAGGGGTTCCCTGATGGTTATTTAGATTTTGAAGTTGATGGTAAGAAACATGGTTATTCCGCTGTAAAGGGTGCTCTCGGTAATTCAATGACTGTCAATGTAATGTATTGGATTGGACAGAGAATTAATTTTATTGACAATTATATTGAATCTAAAAAGATTTTGAAATCTAAGAAAAATTAACTATATTATACTATGCAAGAAAAAGAATCAAAGACATCGACACATTTTTGGATTAGTTTAGTTAAATCTTTTTTTAGAATTTGTGCGGGTGTTGCTTTAGTTGATGGGTCTTTAATGGATGCTGGTGGTTTATTAATCATTGCTGAAGCACTCGGAATCGCCGAAGAAATATTTTAATTATGGTATTTGAAACAAACAACATTAAGATTTCCTATGAACCACATTTAGATGGTGGAGGTACCACATTTGGTATAAATGCCTTAGATAGTGAAAATGTAAAAAAATTCGTTAAGAAAGGTAGAGTTATGGAAATGTGTTCAGGACCTGGTTTTATGGGATTTCATTTACTTGGACAGGGTTATTGTGATGAGTTATATTTGGTCGACATCAATCGAGAAAATCTTAAACATATAAATGAAACAATAAGTTTAAATAATTTGGATAATGTTAAATTTATTGAATCAAATGGTTTTAATGAATTAGTTGGTGAACCAAATATTGATGTTATCATTAGTAATCCACCACATTTTAAAACATTAAGACCTGAAGGTTATAGATTTGACAATGAGAAATTATTATCGTTAGACAAAGATATGAACTTCCATAGAGAATTTTTTAAAGATGTTAAAAAACATTTATCAAAAGATGGTATCATAATTCTTGTTGAAAATTGCGATGGTGTAACCGAAGATGATATTAGAGAATTAACAAAAGATGAGTTTAAAGTTGAGTATGTGGAATATGATGATTATGGGTGGAAAGGTAAATCAAAATTTTATACCATTGTTCTATCATGAATTACTATCAAATAAACGCATTTGCAAATAAAATTTATTATGAAAATATGAAAACATTTAAAGATTTGGCATTTGAAGAACATCCTTCAGGCACTGGTAAAATAGCAAGAATGGAATTTAAAAATGGACATGGGATTAGCGTCGTTAAGGGTCATATCTTTATCGGTGAAAGTAATTTGTATGATATGGCGGAAATTTTTAATAATGAAGTTGTTACATCAACTAATATTATGGAAGTTACTGAAGAACAGATTACTAACAAAATGATTGAATTACAAGAACAATAAAATGGGAAACGAAACAAAATTTAGAGCGGGAATTGTAATGTCTTTGTTAGGGTTTTTTATAATGACATTTGAATATTTTGAGAAAGATAGAGTTTATCAAGAACTTATAGTATCGTCATCAAAACAAATTGATAGTTTGAAAGAAGAAATAAAATTTAAAGACAATCAAATTGGACTACGTGATATGATAATTGAAGAAGTGAAAATAAAAAATCTATTAATGGTAGATGATATTTTAAAAAATACTGAAGGATTAACATATGAAAAATAAGGAAACTGAAATATTTTTAGGTGGTGGAAATAACATGGAGATGAAATCATCTCAATATGTTAATACATACCAAACATTATATTTAACCACACCTGAAAATGGAGTAATAAGTTTGAATGTTGAAATATCGGCAGATTTTAACACAATACCTCAAGAATATCATGAAATATTTTTAAACATGATGTCTACAAAATATTTAGGTAGAGTTTCATTTGGAGATAATCCATTCTCACAATGTCAACCCGCACCTAAACGTAAATGGTACCAATTTTGGAAAAGTAAAACTTTAAGTATATGATCTATTTTATAATTGGTATTGTTGGAACCACTCTTTGGATGGTATACGAAATGTACACCGCACCTATGATGGATGACAACGGTAGAATAACTAAACCAGGTAATAAATTATCAGATTTATTTAAAAAGAAAAGATGATATTTATCATATAAACAACTAATATGGCGTATTCAGAAAAAGTTTTAGATCATTATTCCAATCCACAAAATGTGGGGACATTAGATAAGTCCAAATCAAACGTAGGTACCGGATTGGTTGGGGCTCCCGAGTGTGGTGATGTGATGAGATTACAAATAGAAGTAATTGATAATATTATTGTTGATGCAAAATTCAAAACATTTGGATGTGGTTCAGCAATTGCATCTTCATCTGTAGCAACTGAATGGTTAAAAGGAAAGAGCGTCGATGTGGCATTGACAATTGATAATATGGATTTAGTGGAAGAATTAAATCTACCACCGGTTAAGATTCACTGTTCAGTTTTAGCTGAGGACGCTATTAAATCTGCAATAAACGATTATAGGAAGAAACAAGGATTAGAGGAAATAATCTTTGACGCTTCACATGTATAAAAAAAAATAAATTATGAGTTTTATTATTGGAAGTAGTTGTGTTGATTGTATGGATACCGCATGTGCAAATGCATGTCCGGTTGATTGTATTCACGGACCAATAAATGTTGAAGGTTCAGGTTCAGAAGTGGGTGAACAAGGTAAAGATGCGTTCCCTGGTGGACAACTTTATATAAACCCTGACACTTGTATCAATTGTGGTGCATGTGTTCCTGAGTGTCCTGTTAGCGCTATCTATGAAGATGAAGATTTAGCAATTAAGGCTGGCGAAGAAGAATACGTTCATAAAAATTACGAGTTCTTTGGTTTAAAATACAATTAAAATGGTTACAGTTTCGGACAAAGCACTTGAACACGTTGTTGAGTTGATGACGGAAAAAGGAATAACACCTGACACCCATTTTCTTCGTGTTGGAGTTAAAGGAGGTGGATGTAGTGGTTTATCTTACGCTATGGATTTTGACGATAATGTAACAGATATGGATGAAGTCGTTGATTTAAACGTATTGAGGGTGATTATAGATAAAAAATCACTTTTATATCTATATGGCACTGAATTAGATTATTCTGATGGATTAAACGGAAGGGGTTTTAATTGGATTAATCCGTCGGCGAGCCGCACTTGCGGATGTGGAGAAAGTTTTGCTCTCTAATTTTTATTTTTCATTTATTTTTATTATATTATACCTATGAAGGTATTAGAATTATTTGCGGGAAGTCGTTCAGTAGGTAAAATTGCCGAAAAACTTGGTATGGAAGTTTTTTCTTCCGACCTTATTGACTTTGAAGGTATTAACTACGCGGTTAGTATATTAGATTTTGATTATAAGAAAGTTCCATTTAAACCAGATGTAATATGGGCATCACCACCCTGTACTGGGTTTAGCGTTGCCGCAATTGGTCACCATTGGACAGGTGGTAAAGGGGCTTATATCCCTAATACAGATACCGCTCGATTAGGTATAGAACTCGTAAAGAAAACGTTAGAGATTATTGACCACTATAAACCCCAACATTGGTTTATGGAAAATCCACGAGGATTACTTCGTAAAATGGATTTGGTTCAAAATTTGAAACGCCAAACGGTTACCTATTGTCAATATGGTGATGAACGTATGAAACCAACAGACATATGGACTAACAGTGATGTGTGGGTTCCTCGTAAGATGTGTAAGAATGGTGACCCTTGTCACGTTGCGGCACCAAGAGGATCAAGAACTGGCACACAAGGTAGAGCTAATGCTTATGAAAGAAGTAAGATACCAGAAGACCTATGTTATGAGATATTAAAAAGTTGTTTATAAATTAAAAATTAAATAATATGGAAATGTTAATTATAATCGGTTACGTTGCATTTGCAACATTATCCGTTTTTTCGTTAGTAAATATGCTTAGACAAATTAATAAAATTAAAGATGATTGAACTATTGGGTTGGATGTCGTCAGTAGTTGTGTTAGTGTCTATGACATTTAAAACAATGTGGAAATTAAGATTGATGAATAGTGTTGCTTGTGTTATGTGGATATGTTATGGTTATTTTATAACAAATAACCCAACTATGTTTGTCAATTTAGCAATATTAATAACACACATTATTTGGTTTGTTAAAAATAAAATGTATGAAAAAAATTAAACATCCTTTAGTTAAAGGTGTGGTTAAAGAAATTGTCCCACAAATTTATTGTGCAACAGTTGATGATGACTATGATCGTGCAATGTTATTCTGTCGTTATCAAGAATATTATGAATCACCATATAAAAAGTTTAGAGGTAAACGTTTTACTTGGATGGAATATATGAGACATTACAAAGATATGTGGAAGAAAAGAACATTTACATATCCCGATGATTGGGCCGGATATAATATCCCATCAAATATATTGGACGGAGGAGTTGATGCTTTTTATAAAGAAACCGAGTATGATGTAATAATGAACGACATTTATTATTACTGTGCAATTGATTCACAAAATAAAAATAATGGAACAAGATGTGATTGGTATTTGATTGGTGCGAGTTCCAAAGATAAAGGAACAATGAATCATGAAATTGCTCATGGTTTATATTTCACTAACAAAGAATATAAGAAAAAGGTAAATGAACTTATTGGTAATATTAAACCAACTCATTATGATAAGTTAAAAAAGAAACTTATTAAGATGGGTTATGTTAACGACAAGAAAATTATTGACGATGAGATTCAAGCGTTCATGTCAACGGGGTTATATAATGGATTGAACACAAAGGAACTAAAAGTGTATGAAAAGGAGTTTAAAAGTAATTTTAAAAAATTAATTAAATAAGTTATGGGATACGTAATTGGTATTGGATGTAGTTTTGTTTTAGCGGTAATAATCGCTTTCTTTTGGGTTAGAGGTATTGACCATATGAAGGAAAACCACCCTAACTATAAGGGTGAGGACTTGTTCGGTGAATTTGACGATGAGGACAAGGATTATTTGGGATAAAACGACTATTCGGGATATTTATAATCGTATGAAGAAAAGAACCTTGCAAGAAGAATTAGAAAGAATTCATGGTATAACGTATGGTGAAGAATCAGTTAAAGAAGGATTTCTTGATTTTTTATTGGGAAAAACCAAAGACAGCGGTATTCAAAAGAAAATTGACGAACCTAGTAAGGCCGATTTAGTTTCTAATGATATCCAAGATTTTTACGATACCATTCAAAAATCAATCGAAAATGGTGGATTGAAAGAACAAAGTTTAGGTTCAATGACTTATCAAAAAGAGGTTGAATCAATGCAAATTGGGTTGATGTTACTTGGTTACGATTTACCAAAACATGGTGTAGATGGTCTATTTGGACCTGAAACTGCAAGTTCAGTTCAAAAATTCGCTACAGATAATGATATAAACATCACATCAGAAAATCCGATAAAAGAATCGGTGATAAAAATTAAATTAAGTTTGTTAGAGGCGGCTTTAAATTCTCCATTAGACAAAACATCAGTTAATTCAGGATTTGGTTCACGAGGTGGTGGTTCACATAACGGTGTTGATTTGGCGGCAAACGCGGCACAAGTTAAATCGCCAGCAGATGGTATTGTTGAGGTTGGTGAAATCAAAAATGACGATTGTGGTGGTACTATTATTATAAATCACGCTGGTGGATTCAAGACAGGATACTGCCACATGCAAAAAATTAATGTTAAAGCGGGACAACAAGTTAAACAAGGTGAGGTTTTAGGTATAAGTGGTGGAGATTCAAGTGATGTTGGTCATGGTAGGAGCGACGGAAGACATTTACATTTTACATTAAGAAAAAACGGTCAGTTAGTTAATCCATTGGATTATATAAACAAAAGTGGTATCGTAATGACAGGAGGGGCACAACAATCTTCCCAAGTTTCAAATATTGATGCAACACCTGAAATGTTAAAAAAATTATTGGATTTATTAAAACAAAAGGGAGTTACATCTGAAGAGTTGAATCAATACATTGATAAGGTAGTAACAGGTGGAGGTGCTCAATTTACCGATTTGGACTTAACTAAATCAGAAGATTTTGAAAAGTATTCTAAAATCTGTCAAAAATTCATTGATACACGAAAACCTAACTTATTGAATATCACAGGTGCAATGATGGCAACAGCAGCTAAACAAGCATTTGACAAGTATCAAAAATTTGTGCCTGCTGAATTGGCATTGGCTCAATTAGCAACAGAAGGTGGGATTGGTAACAACAATCCAAATAGTAGACCAATTAAGACACGTAATCCATTTAATGTAGGGAATACGGATGATGGTGCCGATGTAGTTTATGGAGACGTTCAATCAGGAATTAACACGTATTATAATTTAATTGCAAATAGATACTTAGGTAAAGGTAAAACGGCCAACGACTTAGTTAATAACTTTGTAAATCATTCAGGATTAAGATATGCTGGACCTGATTACGAAAAATCGGTAAATTCTATAGCTTCCCAAGCTAACAAAATTGCTCAAACAATAGTATAATATTTTACATTTTCTTTTGAATTACAAAATAAATTATTTAAATTAGTATTCTAAAACTTAATTTATGCCAAACGAAATTTGTATCCTTTGTGGAAAAGAAACTAATGTAGATATTAACACACACATCGACCATAGATATGGTTATGTAGAAGGTGCTGGTCAATGTTGTAAAGAATGTTATAATAAGACCTCAAATATTGAAGAGGATTATGTAACGAGAACCATGAAAAATCGTACAACCTTACTTACAATTTCGGCTGAAGATATTTTAGGAACACCTAACGATATGCAATTGGGGGCAAAAGTTAGACAACAATATTGGGACACTTACGGTAAACCTGAAAAGGTACCTAATCAATGGGTTTGTGGTCTATGTGGTAAAGACACATCTAATGTAGATTACGATTACTTAATGGGAGTGGATCATATTGAATGTCATCTTAAAGAAGAAATGAAGAATGACCCGTCTTGGAACGTGAACTAAATTAAATAATTGGAGTATTTATATAGACATAGAAGTATACTCAAATGAAAGAAATATCAAAGAAAGATTTATTAGTTCAATTACAAGAACAATCTGATGTAGATGAAATGGCGTATAATCCGAAAGGAACTCAAGATACATCGGGTAAAGTTGTTGCATTCAGACCAATTTTTAAAGATGGAAATACATCTGAAATACCTGACGGGTTTCAACTAAATAAAATAAACACCACTGAAGATCCTAACACAGGTAAGAAGAAAAAAGAACTTGTAGCGGGTGAAGAACGTATTTGGGTTCCTTTAGATGGAGCTGAGTTAGAGGCATTTAAGGAAGCTAATCAAGAATGGTTAGATTCTTTAACTGACAAATTTGGTAAAGAACCTGAATTGGTTTCAGGAAAGAAACTTAAATACCCACCAAGAAATGCTCAGGTTGGAACATCTTATCAACATTCTGGAGTTAATAAACCAGCAACAACAAAGATTAAGATTGAATTGAATCGTTTGGTTGAAGAATACTTAGGTAATCCTGAAGTATCGGCTCGTTTAGAAAGGTTAAGTATTCCTGAGGTTAAATCAAGAGATAGAAAACATTTGAATAGATATGGTAGAGTTGATAATCAAGAAGTTAATTATCAAACACACACATTTAATTCTTATTTATCATCAACACAATTCTTAAAGTTTGTAACTGCGAGAATTACAGGTAAGAAATTAGAGGACGAATTTAAATCATATCATTTGGCTCGTCAATTCAATGAACTCTATATGAATTGGGAAGAAACAAAAAAGAATAGTAAACAATATATGGGTAAGACCCCATCATATATGTTGGACGCATATGGTTTTGATGAGGAGAACTTGGATGTAACAGTTAGAATGGACTTATCAATTAAAGGAACGATGCTTGATAATCAATATCTATGGACTATTAGATTTAAAACTAAATTTGGTAGAAAATTAAAAGAAGATAGATGGGTTAACGGTTTAACATTGGATAAAGACCTTACATTTAGAAAGACGGCTGAATTAGAACCAGGAACTCAGTTTGATGATAAAATGACAATTATAGATAGTTTACCTATCAAGACCTCACTTATTGAAGCATTGGATGAATTAAGAGATACTATAATGACTAAATTTAAACCAGTTGAGACATTGAAACTTGCTAACGTTAAACAATATGACATCACCAAAAAACCTACGGTAAACGAAGGAGTTGGGATTGCTAAAGAAGTTATTAAAAGAATAGATAAACTTAAAAAGTTAAAAAAATAATTGAGCCCCTCCAAGGTGAGTATCCTTGGACTGACACACGTACGTGTTTCGCCCTGATCCCCACAGAAATGTGGGGATTTTTTTTGTATTATTTTGTATATTCAAAAACATTTCATATCTTTGTTGGTATGAATATATTACTATTAATCTTTATAATATTGGTTTGGGCAACCTCATCCGTATATGTGATGTATTATCATAATAAACATTACACATTAGGTTTGGATATGGTAATAGGTGCAATATTGTTAGGACCAATATTAGCTTTAATAGTAGGAAAGGATGTTGAAGAGAAGAAGAAATATTATGGGGTAATGGAACAGGAGAGTAATAATAGACATAGAGGATGGTTTAGAACAATGTCAGAAATTAATAGACAACGAATGACAAGTTTTGGTAGATCCATTCCACCTCCACCACCTATATCACGAATTGAACGAGCACAATCAGAAAGAGATGAAGCAATTAGGTCGGCAATAGAAAGAATAGATAAAAATAAATTAAAGGACTTCAAATTTTTAAGGAGTAATGTTAAAGATTGATAACGATAGAAAAGTATGGGTGACTTCGGACACACACTATTCACACACAAACATATGTCGTGGAATAACTAATTGGAGATTGCCTAATGGTGATGTACCAGAGAAACAAACACGCCCATTTGAAACATTGGATAAGATGAATGCATCAATTGTGAATAACATCAATGAGG